ATGCAAATTGCCACCTGGAATTTCAATTAGTGTTTCAGAGTGGGTCACAACGTCTCAGTAAGTATCGCAAACCGTTGTTTTCATTGGGTTTTTTGATTCACACTGTCGCACACTGATTCTCATTGGCGCATGAACTCCGGGTAGCTAGGTGGGTAGCTACACTCCTAGCTACCCAAAAAAAGGACCGCCGATGCCCAAAATCAGCCACACGCTCACCGACATACAGATCAAGCGCTGGATCTCGAAAGGTGAGGCGGTCGCCAAGTCGGACGGTGACGGGCTGACGTTCACACTCTCCAAAGGCGGCACCGCCGCCTGGGTGCTCCGGTATCGCGTTCAGGGCGGACGCCGGCGCGAACTGACCATTGGCGGCTACCCAGACGTGACACTGGCAGCCGCCCGCGAGAAGGCCCGCGCGCTGCGCGCCTCGATTGACGGGGGCGCCGATCCTGCGGCAGAAAAGCAGGAGCGCAAATCGCGCACCGCGGCGGCATGGACCGTGCGTGACCTGATAGCCGACTACCGCGAGAAGGTGCTCCGGCCGGACGTATTTGCCGAGGACACCATCTACTACCGCAATGCGGACATCGATCAGGTGATCCTGCCGCGCCTGGGCTCCTGGCAGGTGGACAAGGTGAGCAGCATCGATGTCGTGAACGTCCTCAAGGAGAGCGGCCGGACATGGCTGATGACAAAGCGGCTGCTCACCTCTATCTCCAAGGTGCTCGACCATGCCTGCGGGCTGACGCTCATTGCTGCCAACCCGTGCACGGGCATCAAGCTGTCCGCGATCAAGGGCCCACGCCCCAAGACACGCCAGCGCGTCATGCTGGAGATCAAGGAGCTGCAGTCCCTGCTGCCAGGTATCGACTTCATTGGCCGCGAGAACGCCCTGGCTTTCCGCATCCTGCTGGCTACCTGCGTGCGCGGGGTGGAGCTGGTCAAGGCCAAGAAGGAGCACCTGGATCTGGAAGCGGGCACCTGGTGGGTGCCCGCAGAGTCCGTCAAAACCCGCGCAGGCTTTCTAGTGCCCCTCGCGCCGGTCGTCGTTGACTGGTTCCACGAGCTGATCGCCCTGTCTGGCGACTCCGTGTACGTGCTGCCCACTCGCCGCGCCGACCGCTCCAAGGAGCTGGGTGATGTGCCTATCGGCCGCACGACCCTTTGGGCGGCGCTGCGGCGCGCGTTTGAGCGCGGCGACATGGACATCCGCAAATTCACCCCCCACGACACGCGCAGCACGGCCAAGGGCCACCTCATGAACATGGGAGTGTCACGCGAAATCTCCGAGATTGCCCTGAACCATGCGCTCAAAGGCATGGAGGGTGTCTATGACGTGCGGGAGGAAATACCGGAGCGTCGCAGGGCCCTGAAACTGTGGGCCGACTACCTCGTGTCCTGCGAGAACACCGCCCCACCCAGCCGCGAGGGTCGGGCAAACGTGGTGCGCTTGCGCCGGGCAGCGTGAGCTGGGGCGCATGACGGCGCCGAAATACCGCTGGCCAACTACGACAAGATACCTCCCACCTAAACACAAAGCCCCGCCCGCATCACTGCGGCGGGGCTTTTTTATTGGCGCTCCGGTTTTCAGCGTGCCAACTCGTCGCGCAGGCGGAAGCCAAGCAGCTCGTACACCTTGTCCTCTGCATGGGCGCGTGCCTCCTGGCGGCCACGCTCAGCGCTGTGCTGCGCCGGATCGATGGCACCGTAGTTGACGCCGACCACCTTGGCGCCGTTGCGCAGCACCAGGACGCAGAACGTGAGCAGGCCCAAGGCTCCTTGTGCCGTGAAGGAAAACGGGCGGAGTACGCCGTCAGGGCTTGCCTCGTTGTATGCAGCGCCTGCCACACCGTCGAAGGCTGTGAAGTAGTGCTCGCTGACGATTTCGGCTTGCAGTGCTGCAGGCGTCACGCGCGGGCCTTTGCTGGCCTTGGCCTGGATCTCCTGCTCAATAGGCACGGTGAAACTTGCGCTACCGCACAAAAGGTCCATGTCTGCGCAGCCTTGCGCTCCCGCTAAAAGAGCATCTTCTTGGATCTTGTGGATGTTGTGACCCACAACGCCCCAGTCAGATGCGAGGCAATCATTCACGCTGGGCACCCACGTGCTCACCGTGTTGTCCACGTTCTTGATCGCCATGTAGGCGTTGTAGGGGACCATGGCACCCTCGCCAAAGTGCGCCTTGGCCGCGCCTGTCTGCACGGGGTAGCTCGCGGGTGGCACTAAATAGACGAACATGCCCTTCCCGTTCCAGCCAGTGCGGGCGATGCGCTGGCCACTCTTGATCGCATCGATGGCTTGCCCGAAGGTCATCCCGACCGCTGACACAGGCTTGTAGGTGCGCTCAAAAACATCCGCAGGGGACCAACTGATATACCCGGCGTGCCGCGAGTCGTTGGCCTTACCACCGTCCTGATACTCGACCAGATAGCCAGCATCGGAAGGGTTCTCGCCTGCTGGGTTCTCCCAGCCACGGTAGGCGTTGTATTCGCCACGCGTCATTGGCGTGGCATGAAGGCGCTTGGTGCCTTCGTAGAGGGTTGAGGGGGTCATGGCGCTCAAAGGAAGTTGACTCGGCATCCGGCCGAGGCGGGCCGGGTGGCTTAGAAGGCGGCGATGCGCTCGCCCAGGATCACGGACAGCTCGCGCATCACATCGAGCTGGCGGCGCAGGCGGGCCTGTTCTTCGGCCGGCAACGTGGTGAACACGGGATTGCCGCCGATGAAGGCATTGAGGCGGGTGATTTCGCCGTCGCGGGCGGCCTTCTCGTCAATGACTCGCTGCTGATGGGGAGGCACGGTGCTGGCGACAGGCTCAGGCATGTCGATAGCGCAGCGCACGAAGCAGTCCTTTGCCTCCAGCAGCTTGCGCATTCCGGCACTCTTCTCGGGGCCGTCAGGCAGCAGGGTTTCCATATCAAGTGCCAGCTCGCCGATGGGCTTGCTGACGGCCGCCAGCTTGGGCGGCAGGTGTGCGAAAGCGAAATACTTGTTGGTGGTGGATGGCATGGTGGTACTCAGGGGGTGGGCCCGGCATCCGGCCGGGGCGGGATCACTGGCCAGGCTTCTCGGAGGGTTCGCGCATCACCTGCGTGGCCATCAGCTTTTGGGACCAGCTCTGCATACGCCGCGCGGCAGTCGTTGAATACGACTCCGAGGGCAGTGGCGTACTCAAGGACGGCGCCGGGGGGAGCTGCAGCGAGGCGGCGGGCGGCGTCGGCGTTTTGGTCGCGCAGGCCGTCAGAAACACGGTGCAGACGGTCAATTTCAGTGCGCAAAAGCGCTTCACGATCACGGGCAGCATTGAGGGCTCCTTGGTAAGTCTTGTTGATGCCGCGCTCATCGGCACGGGCCTGGCTCACGGCGCCCAGGCGCTCATTGGTCTGCTCAAGACGGACCTCGGCCACGGCAGCATCCATGCGGGCGTCTTGGAATACCCAGGTGCCAACGGCGGCTGCCAGGGCTACGACCAGATGGGTTACGAGGGTGAGGTTCACTGCGCGCCCCCAAAGAAGCGAGCGCGCAACGCACTACGGCGCCACTTCCCGCGAAGCCGCAAACTGCCCTCCCACACCAGGAACAGCACGGTGCCCGCCCATTTCAGGGCCCAATCGCGGAGCTTGGTCATCACGGCTGGGCCTCACATTCCTTGCTGTCGCGGTAGCCGTTGCGGGCCTCTGCATAGCAGGCGCGTGCTGCCGCATCGGCCTTTGCGCGGTCCTGGCCGCAGGCCTCAAGCACCTCGCCTGCGCGCAGATACCAGGCAGGTGCCAGGTCGGCCTCGGTCGAGGCGGTCTGCAGCAGCTCACAGGCGCTGTGCGTGGTGCCGACCGGGAGCACAGTGCAGCCAGCGCTCATTACACTGATCAAAACAATATAAATGAGTACATCGAGTTTCATTTCTGCACTCCGATCCGCCATGTGCGGCAAATCTCGTCGTTGGAATCGCCGCGCAGCTGCAGGCCTGGCAGCACGGTGGAAACGCCCTGCACCGTCCCACGGTTCCAGCGCGTGTTTTCTCGGCAGGCGCCTTCCCAGTCCCCGGCATTGGCCTTGCGGCGCATGGTGCTGAACTCCAGCGAACCGCCGCCCTTGTTGTGGATGAAGTCCAAAAACGTAGCCTTCTGGAACGGGTCATAGCTGTCCCAGTAGGTCAGCAGGCGCTTGGCTTCGACCTCGTAGCCGATGTAGCGGCGCTTCTCCAGCCGATAGCAGTCGGCGGGGGTGTAGGTCCGGCTAGCAACCACCTCGGGCCCTGTCAAGCCATTGCAGACGGTGAGCGGCTGGCCCTTGCCCAGCTTGTCCACGTAGGGCACGCCGATGTGCCGTTTGCTGGATTCGTAGAAGCTCGCCATGACCATGGCGATGCGGATGGCATCGGAAACCTCGGGATCTGCGGCCACTGCCTGGATGTAGGCGTTGGTGTTGGCCTCGCGGGTAGCGGCCTCGTCCACGTAGTAGGCCCCGCCACCGGCCCCCATCAGCATGACCAGGGCGACCAGGCTGGTACGAAGTTGGGCGGGAACGCGGCTCACTTGTCGGCCCCTAGCTCGCCAAGCTCGGCCGGTTGTGTTGCACCGCGCTCCAGCTCGCGCCGCATGATCTGCTGGCGCATGCGCTTCATCGGCAGCTCGTGCTTGATGTAGCCGTAAATCTGCACTGTCAACCAGGCAGCGGACAACACGCCCACGGCAAGGTTGACAACGCCAAGGAAGGTGCCAATCCCAAGGAAGGCGGCCAGCCAGTTGACGATGGTCTTGGCCGTCATGGCGTTTTCGGGGTGCAGGATCTGGTCTTTCATGACCATGGATCATTCCGGCGCGTCCCCAGTTGTCCCAACCCTATACAGGGCGGACAGAATGAAAGGCGCTACGAAGGGGTACCGCTGCTGCGCGAGGTGTAGCGCGGCTGGTTCGGCGGGTGGTACTCGCTCGGGTAGTTCTTGCGGTCGAACTCCTTGGTGTAGGCGTTCTTGCAATGGTCCGGGCCCTGCCAAAAGAACAGGAGGTTGATGATGGGCATGAACAACTTGCCCAGCACCTTCCCGTCGCGGTGAGCGCGGTACGCGCGCGCAGACAGCGTTTCGTCCGCGTAGCTCACAGTGCCGTCCAGCGGCGGGATCAGGGCATTGACGAGCTGATCCACGCCAATGAACACCTGCTGCCCGTAGGCGAGAGCCAGTGCAGCGATGCGTTTAAGCCGACCGGGCGGCGTCGAACTGGAAACCTGCGTCATTTGCTTCGTCCTCGATAGATGCGGGCCAACCCCCGCTGTAGTCGTAGCTGCCCGGGTCTGGGCTCGCTTCCATGGTCATCCGGTGGATCTCAGCCGCCATGAAAATGGCTGAGTCGCTGGCCGCCGTGGCCTGCACGATCTGGATTGCCAGATCACGGGTCATCACCACAAACACGGGTTGGGGGACGAACGTCAGCGTCTTCCACTGCAGCCCGGGCGGAATCACGAGCGTGGCCGAGGTCAGCGCGAGCTGCTGGATGCGGCTCTTCTCGTCGCTGTGGAACCAGTGCGCCCCGACCTTGACGCCCAGGGCAGCGCGGCGGTCGCGCTCGGCTTTGATGGCCTCCCAGGCTGCGGCGCGGCGCTGCTCGATTGGCGGCGAGACATAGGACGCCTCCACCTCTGCAATCAGTGCCTCGTATGGAGCAGCCTGATCGCCCAGCACGGCGCGCAGTTGTCTCATGGCCGAATTGGAGTAGCCGTGGCGCAACTCCCCCTCGGCAGTGCTCCAAACTAGTTCAATGGATGGCGGGTCATCGCTCTTGAGTACATCAATGAGGATCATGGTCAGTACCCAGATGCGGTCCCGACAGTGCGGGCAAATGTGTTGCTCAATGCCTCATAGGCGCCATTTGTTGCGTTGAGCGTCACCTGCTGCGATGTCCACCCCTCCCCGGCACCGGAGCCCATGCTGACCCCGAAGTTCAGAATGCCCGAGCCAACCCCCGACCCTTGCGAGCTAAGCGGAAAATCGATGGCCGTGCCGTTCTGGATCGATGCCAGTAGGTGCACCTGGTAGGCGAATGAACTGGTGCCATCGGCATTCGGAAAGCGGATGTCAACAAACGTCTGGCCGTTGGTGCCGTTGTCAACGACGCGCCAAAGATACGGATGCGCGTGACCGTAGTTGTACGAGCCGAGCAGTTCCACTTTGAGGATGCCGGAGCCGTAAGCAGCGCCCTGCGTGGTTTTTGCAAACGTCACTTTCAGCATCACATGGCGCGTCGGGATGACCAGGTAGAACTCGGCCATGTAGCCAGCGTTTGAGTTCGACATGGAGCACAGCCGGTACCAATTCCCGGCGAATGGCAGTAGCGTGCCTGTGAGCACTTTGTTGGCCACGAGCACATTCGGGCCAGACATCACATAGCCCTTATCGAACGAGAGATTGGCGCCGACGTGCTTCATCAGGCCACCACAAAGACGCGATATTGACCAACGGTTGGCGCTGTGGAGAAAGTGAGCTGGATCGTGTTGACCCCATTGGCCACCCAGTCGCACAGCACACCGGCATCGCTACTGACCTCTCGCACGCTCACGGAAACGTCCTTGGTGTTCAGGTTGTGGGTGACGGTGATGGTCGTGGCGGTGCCGTCACCAACAGTCGCACCCACTTTGCGCGCCACCACCGCAGTGTCGATGGCAATCACGCCGCCAGTGATGGCGGCAATGCCCAGCCCTGCCGTGTAGCTGGTGCCTCCGCCCACCTGCACCCAGACCAGCGCCGTAGTGCCCAGCGTGATGGGCGCATCGGTGGTCATCTTGAACTGGGCGTTGCCGTTGGTGGTGCCCTCGGACACGAACACCGTGGCTCCAAGCACCTCGGCGGCAATATCGAAGTCGGTGGCACGGGTCCAGCTGCCCGAGGCTGCCACGTAGATGCCGTTGGCGGAGCCGCTGGACTGGTCTTTCACCAGCACGCGGTCCCCAGCCACCACGCTCACGCCATCGATGGTCTGGGCGCCCGACAGGGTGATGTTGGCCGTGGTTGCCGCGCGCACTGGCTCTTTCCACTTGAAGCCCTGGGCCTGGGCATCGAGCTGGGCCTTCGTCACCGCGTCTTGCGGGTTCACAGCGTCCTGCAAATTCGCCAGGCGGTTGCCGTTGGCGTCAAAGATATTGGTAATTTTCATGGTCTGATTCCTCAGTTGCAGTAGGCGTAGCCGATGTAGGGCGCCCCGTGGGTAACCTGCACGATGTCGGCGTCCACATACAGAACGTCAGCGGCGAGCAGATTGCCCAGGTGGTCAGTGACCGCGACGGAAGGGCGCCGCGACAAGTTGTGAGCCACTGTCCAGACAGCGGAAGGGATTGCCTGCGTGTGGGTGTATGTGGCACCGCCAGCTGGTCCCGGCGGGCCAGGAGGTCCTGGGGGGCCCTGCTCTGCAACAGCCACAACCTCCGTAATCTCAACCTCGTCAACGACAGTGCTTTCAACCTCGTCGATGACAACATCGGTCAGCACTTCCTCAACGCAAGCGCAGTTAGACGACATGGGTTGAACCTTCGCGGATGCCTACGCTGCCAGCGGCAAACGGAGTGACATCGCCGCCTGGATGGTCGATCAGCAAGTCATAGGTGCCCCGCTCCCAATTGATAGCGCCTGTGACTTCGTCAGGGACAACGAGGTCCACCGTTCCATTCACACCGCCGAGAGTGATGAAGGCGGTCAAATCGAGCAGCAGTGCGCCTTCATCAGAACGGATCTGCATACGCGCTCCGCACCCTGTCAGGTCCACAGGGGTCCCGCTAGGCGTCTTCCAGCGCCAGCGCTTTCTGTAAGTGCCGCGCTTGTAGATCGTGAGGTTGCTCTTGATCGGCGTGTTCATGCCCTGCAGTTTTCCGGCTGCAGGGCATGTGGACAAACCCTATACCGGGTTACCCGTTCTCTCGTGCCATATCCCGCATCTGCTGGCGCAGCGCCTTGGGCGCCGTGTCTGCGATCCGGGCGGTGCGGTCCTTGCCCATTTCGCGCACGCGCTTCATCACGTCCGGGATCTTCACCACGATGGGCTGGTCTGGGTTGTTGCGGTTCCAGGCCGCCAGGCGGTCGCGCACCCGCTGCAGGGCATCGTCATCCTTCTCAAAGACAGCCTGCGCCCACTGCGCCTTGATGTCATTGCTGGTCTGGATGTAGAAGCTCTTGGAGCGCTGCATGAAGGAGTTGGCCTCCTGCACCTCTGCGACGGGCTTGGGCTGGAAGCCGATGGCCTTGGCAATCGCCTCGTCCAAGGTCGTGTCGATGACCTTGTAGCCCTTGGCGTCCTTGTAGATGCCGCTGGTCCCCATGTCGATGCCTTTGGCCAGGTTGCGCACCGCCGCTGGGGACACCTCCAGCGCCGCGCCGGCTACGTCGCCAGTCAGCAGCTTGCGCGCCCCAGTGAAGCCGCGCGCCACCAAGTCGCCCGCTGGGCCGGCCACCTCCAGCAGATCCCGCTCGCGGTTCTGCTTGGACAGCAGCAGGCCGGTACCGGGGATCAGGTTGCCCATGCCCAGGCGGCCCGACACGTCGATGGGGGCGCCAGGCAAGCCGGACACGCCCTGCTCCATGAAGTCGGCCAGCTCCTTGCCCACCACATCGCGCAGCGCCTGCTTGCGCCAGTGCTTGGTGCTGATGTTGTAGCCCATGAGCTGGCCGGCGCCGTCGATCAGATCCTCGGCGTCTTCCATGAACGGTAGGCCACCAGCACCACCCATCAGCAGCAGCATGGCCACTGCCCATCCCACAGCACGCTTGCCCTCGGGGCCTCCCTGTGTCCACATGCGGTGCATCAGCTCCAGATAGCTGACCGAATAGGTCTTGAAGGTGAACAGCGTTCCGCCGATGGTGCCGCGCGCCCACTTCGGCTTGTTGGCCTTGGAATACACGAACTGCGTTTCCTGCACGGCGCGCTCGGCAAACTTCGCCGGATCGGCCATGCCCTGCTCCTTGGCGATGCGATAGGCGGCAATGAAGGTGCTGCGGCGGTTGAACTGCTCGGCCAGGGCGAAGGGCTGGCCCCATGCCACCTTGACGCGCTCCCAGTTGTTGGCCGCCGCAGCGCGGGCGTCGCCCAGCTTGGTACCGTCACCGGTGCGCAGCGAACCCGCGCCCCGGGCCTGCGCCATCAGCTGGTGGATTTCCTGGGGCGACACGATGCCCTCGGCCTCGGCCGTTTGCAGCGCCTTGGCCAGGTCTGGCTCGTAGCCGCTGCGGCGGGTCATGTCGCGCACTGCAGCAGCCAGGTGCGAGGCGGCGCTGCGCATGCCCCCGAACTGGGACAGCCAGGGCATGGTGATCTGGAATGGCTGGGTCATGTTGACCATGGCCGAAGCTACAGAGCCGCCCAGGTATTGCGCGAACAACATGCCGCGTACGGCTTGGCCTTCCTCCTGGGGATCTTGGATGTAACTGCGCAGGCCCATGGCCACGTCGCGCAGCTCGCCCTGCTCCTTCGGGATGCCCTCGATGGCGGTTTCCAGCGTGCCCGCGTTCAGCCCCCCGGCCGCCAGGCGGGCATTGGAGTACACGAAGCTGGCCAGCACCCGGCCCACGTCCTCGCTGTATCCGCTGATGCCCTTGCGGTGGATCAGGCGCTTGAGCGCGCTGTGGTTGTTCTTGGCCAGCTGCAGGTAGGCCTGGAATGCCTTGTCCTTCGGGTCCGTGCCCTCACCGCTCAGGCCCAGCATTTGGCCGAAGTGCTCAAGGCTTTCCGGGGTGATGCCCTGGAACAGCTTGAATGCCTCGTCGCTCATGGTGCCCTGGGTGACTGTCGCGCCAGGGAATTCCTTCTCCATGGCGGCCTTCATCTTGTTGGACTCGTACATCGACTCAAACATGCCGAAATACTCGCGCGTGCCGTCCTTGCCCACCACGTCCACGGTGTAGCGGCCGAAGCGCGACAGCGGCGCGTAGCCGGCCTCCATCAGCGCCCGGGCGCGCTCGTAGCTCTTCACCACGGCGTTGTTCAGGCTCAGGATGCGGTCGGCCTGGTCGGGGGACTCGCGGGCTTCGGCCTGCAGCGTGTCCGTGATGAGCACCATCGCGTCTTCCACGGTGGCCTGGGCCAGGACCGCCTCGCGCAGATCGGCATAGCCGGCGCCCATGGCGCGCAGCATGTCGGCACGTGCGGTCATGTCCAGCGAGCGATCAATCGCGGCCCGCGCTTCCTGGTACAGGCTCACCTGCTGGGCGTTCAGGCTGAACAAATCTTTCAGCTCTTTTTCACTCCAGATCACGCCCGGCTTGAGGATAGTGCTATCAAATTTGTTATTGATGATGGTGTTGTACTGATCCACCGGCAGGCCGCGCCACGCCTTGAGCATCTGCTCCTGGATCTTGCCGGTGCGCAGCAGGATCTGCGCCTTCTCATCAGGCGTGGTGTTGCGGTACTTCGCATTCAGGGCCTCGGTGGTCACGGGCGTGCCGTCCACATCGCGCGCCCACAGCAGCGTGCCCTCAAACAATGGCTTGGCCACAGCCTGGTTGTCGGCAGCGGTGATGGGCTTTTTCTTGAGGTCGGCCAGCGTCTCCACCCGGGGCAGCAGGCGCGGCGCGCGGTCGGCGGCGTCGTTGCCCAGCATGGACACGTCATCAATGAAACGCTGCGCCGCTTCGTACACCGGCTTGAACACCGGCGAGCGCTCGGCCAGGTTGCGCATGGTGCCCACGGTCTTGTCCCACAGAGACACCTTGCCAGGATGGGTCAGCGTCTGGTGGATCTGCGCCAGTGCACTGTCTTTCAGGTCGGCCGTGCTGGAACGGCTGAAACGGATATCCGGGTCAGCGCTGCCAGCGTCGCTTGCACGGCTCATCACCGGCTGGCCACCACGCGGCCCCCCGCCCGGCCCGCCGCGCACCACCCAGCCGCGTGCCGGCAGGATGTACGCTTGAATGATGTCGTTGTCCGTCAGGCGCAGACTTTGGAAGCCTGGCACGTGCTGGCGCAGGAAGTTGCGAATGGCGGAAATCGCCCGTTGCACAAAGGGCAGTTGGGGGGTCTTCTCGGCCATTTCTGCCAGAACTTCCTCAGCCGCTTCGCGCACGCTCAGGCTGTTCACCCCGCGCAGGCCGTATTCCCGCATCTTGGCGGCAACCTCGGCTTTGCGCATGGTAGCAAGCTGGTTCAGCACCTGATCCAGGTCGCGGCCGAACTTGCCGCGCAGCCCGTGGTGGCCCAGCACCTCGTGGTACAGCACGCGCGCCGCGTCGTTGGGCGTGTTCAGGCGAGAGGCCATCAGGTAAGCCTTGCCACGGTAGTAGAAGCCCTCTGGCGCTCCGCGCGCACCGCCGCTGCGCTGGCGCAGGTCAGCATTTCGTGCAGCTTCGGGGATTCGCTGGTCCTGCATGTCGAAGGCCACCACCACCTCGGGCGCATTCGGGCCCCATGCGGCGCGGATGGCGTCCACTGTGCCGGACACTGAGGCGACAGCTTGGCGACGCGCGGCGTCGGAGTACACCGATGGTTGATCCATGGCCGCGAGGTAGGAGGCCATATCAAAATCGTCAGCCTGCGCAACACCAGCGGGAGCCTCGCGTCGGAATGCAGGCGCATCGCCCGCAGTTCCATCGCCCGCCTCGGATTCCTCGGGGGTCGTCGGGGCGGCACTTTGGGCCTTGCCTTCCAGCAGGCCCACCAGCTCACGCAGGCGCTCACGCTTGGCGGTCAGCTCCCCAGCCTTGGGGAACGTCTGGTTCAGCTGTTGGCGCAGCGCGGGCAGTTCTGCCTTCGCCCGCGCAAGCTGGCGCTCCAGGTAGTCAGTGCTGCTGTTGGCCAGGCGGCCAATGTCATCGAACAGGTCTGTGACCAGGTTGCGCACGTTGGCCGGCACAACGGACTGGTTGACCGCGAACGAATTCAATCCCCGGCTGGTCACGGTGGCGCCGTCAGCGTCCACCAGCGACACCGAGGCGTCAATCTGGCCGCCACCCTTGCCGGTTTCGCGGGCCTGCGCGTCCAGCACCAGGTCATAGCCCAGCATGCTGCCCACGGTCGCGGTGCGCGAGTCGCCGGGCTGAATGCCCTTGGTCAGCTCGTTGAACTTGGCGGCCAGCTCACGCGCAGCAACGGTGTGCTGGGCGATCAGGCGCCCGTCAATGGTCACATCGAACAAGGATGAGTCACCAAGGGCAGCGCCAATCGCGGTGTCGATGCCGTCCTTGTTGGTCAGGCGCGCACCATCCACAGAGATAGAGTACCGGGCCGTAGGCTTGCCGCCCTGCTGCTGCTCGATGGCCTCGTTCACGGCGGTCATCGCATCGCGCAGGTTGTCGTACTCCTTGCCCTCGATGGTCACACGGCGCTCTGCCTTGCGGGCGTCGGCCGCCTCCATGGCGGCGTTGGCCTTTTCCTTCTTGGCGCGCTCGTCGGCAATGCGGCCGGGATTGCGCTCGATGGCGCGCTCCGCGCTCTCCACGGCATCCTCGATACCGAACATGCGGCGGCGGAATGCACGCTCCTGCAGCTCCAGCGTGGTGATCTCGGATTCCGTCTTGACGCGCTCCAGCAGCAGGGGGTTGCCGGATGCCAGGGCCGCCATTTCGGCCATGCCCACGGCTTCCTCGTCATCGAACTCCATGGAAAACGCGCCGTCGTACTTGCGAATGCCGTTGATGGTGCGCAGCTTGGTCGCGTTCAAGTCCCACATCTTGGCGTCCACCGTGCGCTCGGTGGCGTAGGCCAGGATTTCCACCTCAAAGTCCGCGCGGAACATCGGGTTGGGCTTTTCAGCCGTTGGGGGCGTGCTGAACAGGTTACCTTGTCGGATCACCCGGCCCTCGCGCTGCTCGATGTCGCTGGGCTTCCAGGTCACGTCAACGTGGTGCAGAGCCACGGCACGCTGCTGCACGTTGGTACCTGCCCCCATGCGCGGGGTGGAGCCAATCAGGACACGCACCTTGCCGCCGTTCACGCTGTCAAAGAGCGCGGCTTTCTGCTCATCGTTGTTGGCCTCCTGCACGAAGCGGATCTCGTTGGCCGGGATGCCAGTGGCGATCAGGTTGTCCTTGATCTGCTGGTAGGCGCTCCAGGGCGAGGTCTGCGCCTGGCGCAGCTCTGCAATCTCCCGGGGGTCGTAGCGGTCCAGGGCTTCCTGGGCTTCGTCAAAAGCCTCCTGGTCATCAGCGCGCAGCGCGGCGTCGCGCTTGGCCACCAAGTCGTCATAGGCCTTGATGATGGCGTCATCGCCCTTGGACTTCGGCACGGAACGGTCGAGGAACACCAGCTGCGTGCCCTGGTCGGCATCCCACTTGTCGTAGATGCGCTTGATGTTCTCGCTCACTACCTGCAGCTTCCCGCCTTCCTCGGTGCTGGTGCTGCGAGGGTCAACGGCGCGGATGTCCAGGGACAGCTTGCGCGCCCGGTCCATCAGGCGCAGGCGCTCGGCGTTGCGCTCATAGGGGTCTTCGATGCCGTCCAGGCCATCGAAGCCTTCCATCACATCTTTGAGGCCCTGCTCCTGGGCGGGGGTGGGCTTGATCGCCACCAGGTTGCGGTCTTTGCCCCCTGCCACCTTCGGCACTGGGAACTCGCGGCCTGGATTGTCCTCGGCGTAGAAGCGCTTGATGTCATCCAGGCTCACCGCATCGGTGACTTGGTAATACAAGTCCATCAGCGAACGCATGTTCGACCAGGTGCGGCCCAAGCGCGTGACCTGCTTGAGGCGGCCCGATTCGGTAGGCTCAAACGCTGGCGTTGCCTCCACGAACTGCGCGCGGAAGGCATCGAAGTGGGACAGGCCCATGTCATCCAGCGAGTCGGCTGCCAGGTAGCGCAGCATCGTGAACATTTCCACGGCGCTGTTGCTGATGGGCGTGCCCGTCAGGAAGGTGACGCTGCCCGTAGGCTGCTCGCGCAGCACGCGCACCTTGTTGTAAAGGTCGTTGGCCTTGCGCGATCCGGTCTTGTCGCCCATGCCACGCACACCCGTCAGGTTGGACGAGTAGTAGAGGTTCTTGAACTCGTGGGCTTCGTCCACGGTCAGGTCATCCACGCCCAGCTGCTCAAAGGTCAGCAGGCGGTCGCGCACGCCCTCTGCCAGGCGATCCATGCGGGCCTGAATCTTCTCGGCCAGGCGCTCGGCCTCCTTCACATTGAAGGGCTTGCGGCGCCCGTTGTCGGTACCGTCCTCGCGGGCCTGCTCCCAGGCGTCCTCGATGGCTGCCTGTGCCTGAGCCATTTCCAGCTCCAGGTAGCGGCTTTCCGTCTCCGGCGCAATGCCGATGAAGCCGAAGGACGAATGGGGCACGATCACGATGTCCCAGTCGCCCGTGGCGATCTTGCCGAACAGGCGGCGGCGGCGCTTGGCCTCGAAATCCTTCTTGCCAGCGGCCAGCACCTTGGCGCCAGGGTACAGGCGGTACACATCGGCCGCCCACTGCTCCACCAGGTGGTTGGGCACAGCCACCATGGGCTTGCGGGACAGGCCCATGCGGCGGCGCTCCATCGCGCGGGCGATGGCCGTGAAGGTCTTGCCGGCCCCCACGGCATGATCGACCAGCATGAAGCGCTCGTAGATGCCGCGCCAGATGGCATTCATTTGGTGGCGGCGCATCTTGAGGATGGCGTCCGGCACCTTACCGGGCAGCTGCAGGTGCTGGCCGTTGAACTGGCGCACCACGCGGGTGTTGAACTTCTCGTTGAACACGTCCACCAGGCGCTGGCGGCGCTCGCCGTTCTTGAAAACCCAGTCGCCAAACTCGGCCTCGATCTCGCGCGCCTTGAGCCCGGCCAGGGCGGTGCGCTCCTTGTCGATGTAGGTGTTGCCGTCCGCGTCGCGGGCGGTGACGGTCACGGCCTTGCTGTTCAGGATGCGGGTGATGATGTAGTCAGCTGGCGCACCCTCGCTGCTCCAGTTGGACATGCTGGTGCGCTCGGCGCCATCCACGCTGACACTGAAACTGTTGGTCAGGGCCGAAAAGCTCACCCGCGCCTTGCCCCCCACCAGATGGCGCACGAAATCTGCATAGATCTCAGGGGGCACCCAGGTGGCGCCCATGGTCACGGCCACGTTCTCTGCGGTCCAGTCTGCGGGAATGATCTTTTCCAACGCCTCGGCGTTCTTGGTCATGCCAGCGGCGCGCGCTGCGTTCAGCTTGCGCTTGACCATGCCCGACAGGTAGGCGTCGGCCGTTTCCCACTGCCCCGTTTCAGGGTCTTTGAACACCAGCGGGTCGGCACCCTGCTGCAGCTGCTCGCCGGCCTGCTCTGGGCTGACGCCCAGCAGGTTGGCGATGCGCTCCATGTCCACGCGCCCAGATTCCGCCAGGGTGATTGCCAGGGCATCCGATGGAGTGGCGGCCTTGGTCGCTGGCTCATATTTGGGCACCACGCGCTCACGCAGGATAGGCGCTGGCGTGGCCTTCTCCTTCTGCGCCTCCAGCCCGGAGCGCGCGGCCTGCTCTGCAGTGCGCTCGGGTTGATAGTCCACCTCCAGCGCGGCTATCAGGCCGCCGTCCGGCATGGTCATCGCCAACTTCATGTTGGTGGAGCGCCCCACCGGTCCGTTGGCCTTCACGAATGCCTCGTAGGCAGCGGCCAGGCTCTTGCGGTTGCCCTCCATCACGGCGGGCACGGCGTCGGCGGTTTCCAGCACCAGCTGGCGTTTGAGCAGATCGCGCAGGCCGACCAGCCCGTTCAGGCGCTTCATGCCCAGCTTGCCAAGGCGCAGCTTTTCGGGCACGTCCTCGGGCTTGGCGTATACCTTGCGCTCGTACAGGTTCTTGCGCGTGGCCTCGCCCTTGGCGTTGGTCGCCTTGACGTTCTTGCCCTGCTCGTCCAGCACGGGCTCCAGAGAGTACCACTGGCCCTCCGCGTTCTGGCTCAGGGACTCGTGCCATGGGCTGTTCTCGTCAACATCCTGGTAGGCAAACTCGAAATCGCCCTCGGGTGTTTCGCGCTCAATCACGCGCTGCAGCTTCCCGTCAGGGGTAGCCTTGATGTGGCCGGCTTCCTCGTTGGCCACGGCAATGCGCAGCGCATCGCTCATGGACTTATGGCGGGATGCAGTGGCGTCCAGCACATCCTGCTGGAAGTTCTGGATGCCCTCGGGCAGGCGCTGCACTGCCTCGCTCAGTAGCTTGCCCAGCTCGGCCGGGTTGTCCAGGCGCACGGTAATGTCGGCACCATGCTGCATGGAGCCGGAGCGCTCCATGACGCCCAGGACGTTCGCCGGGTTCTCCGCGAAATAGGCGTTCACGTTCATGGGCTCGCCGCCCAGCGGATCGGGCACCTTGACCGTTTCGACCCAGGACGGCACCAGCGCGGCGGCGGCGGCGTCCGCGTCCTTCTTGTTGGCCTTGAGCTTGTTGTATTCCGTGATCGCGGCTTGCATCGCAGCCTGCTCGCCCGCATCCATTTTCTGGAAGATCAGGATGTCAGTCACCACCTCCGTTCGGGCGTTCTCCTTGAATGCCGTATCTGGCAGGCGGATTGCGGCCACCAGGCGCGCCTGTGCGGCCAGCGCCAAGCGGCTGCTCTTGTCCTGCGCGTCCATCAGGAAGCGCGATACCACCATGGCCTGAATGCCGCCAGGGCGCAGCGCATCCATCCCGGCCCGGAAAAACTGGTTGTGGATCGACACGCCCTGCAGCTCGGGCTTGAACTGGAAGCGCAGAGACTCGCTGCCGAACGGCGGGTTGCCGATGTTCAGCATGAAAGCGTTGTCGGCCACCGGCACCTTCTGGAAGCCGGAATGCAGGACCGTCGCCTGCGGATACAGGGCCTGCCCGATGCGCGCGGTCAGGCTGTCGTATTCGACACCCACGAACCGATTGGGCATGTCCTTTGGCGCCAGGCCCAGGAAGTTGCCGGAGCCCATCGAGGACTCCAGCACGAGTCCTCCACGGTAGCCCAGGCGGCGCACCATGTCCCACATGGCCGACACCACCGTCTGCGAGGTGTAGTGCGCGTTGCGGGTCGAACGACGCGCGGCGGTGTATTCCTCTTTGGTCAGCAGCTCGCGCAGTTCCTCACCGCGCGCCGTCCACTTGTCCTTGAACTGGCCGGATGCGGGGTCGGGGAAAGCGTTGGCCAGGCCGCCCCAGCCCACATAGCGGGCCAGCATTGCCTGTTCTTCCGGTGTGGCGCGACGATTGGCCGCCTCGATGGCCTTGAGGGCGCGGATCGCGGCCAGGTTGTCATTGAACTTCTGAACCTCGCCACCCTTGCCCAGGCCCACCTCGTCGGTGATCTGGAAGTCGGCGGCGGGGATGTTAGGGGCGCTGGCCTCGCCCCCAGGGACAGCTACGCGCCCATCTGCTTGCGGTACTGGCTCTCCAGTTGCGCGAGTTCCTTGCGCTCCCACGGCTCCAGCTCGGCCTCGGGCTCGGGTTTTAGGAGCACGTACTGGCTCAGGGCCACTTCCTCCGCTTCGTGCTGGCGAAAGCCCTGCTCCATCAGCGACAGCACTTCCTGCTGCGCCTGCTTGCCCGCTGTCTGCAGCGCCTGCTCCAGCTCCCCGCTCGCCTTCAGCGCGGCTACCTTCTTGGGCAGCCACTGCGTCCAGTGCTTGCGGGCTCTCGCTTCGTACAGTTGTGCGCTCATCGCTGGGGTTCTCCTGCTGTGCATTATCGGCCTCGGCCTGGTCGGCAGCAACAACCGCCTCGTGTTGTTCAATCTCGGCCTTCGTCTCCACGTCGATGACCGCGCGCTTGGTATCCGCGCCCGTCTTGCCCCCCGCCATTGCGATGTAGGCGCCCTGCAGGTGATCCAGCGTCAGCGCATCGGCCGCGTCGTCGCCCAGGTTTGCGCGGATCTGATCCAAGGCGAACTTGGCCGAATCCTTGAACTTGTGGTATCCCAGGCGGAATGCGGCATCCAGCACGCGTGTGAGCACTGGCAGCAGCTTTTGCTCCTGCTCGGGCACGATGTTCATGCGGGTGCCCTTGCCAAGGATGTCGCCCAGGTCGGCCAGGGCGTTCATCAGATCGGCCTGCGCGCGCACCTGATCGGCGCTGGGCTTCTTGGCAGTAGCAGGGGCCTTATTTGCTACTGAATTGGTAGCTACTGGAGCTTCTTTGGTGCTGGTACCGGCCTGATTCTCATCAGAAACATTGATGGCTTTTTCTGCGGCTGGCGCTGGGCTGGCAGCAGGCTTGGCCGCCTCGCTCTCGGCCGCCGTCATGAACTCGGGTTTCAGCTCGCCGCGCGACACCTGCATGCCCTGGCGCGTGGGGCGCAGGGACACGGTTTCCTCGATGCGCACGCCGCCCTGGGCGTACCAGCGCACGCCGTTCTTGTCCTGGCGGATCATCACGCCGTCAGCGCGGCGGCCGACGATGGTGTTTCCGTCCTTGTCCGCTTCTGAATTAATAGCTGCTGGAGCAATAACGGCGCCGGTATTGGGCTGTTCCTTCTCTTTGTCCTGGCGGGTTACGGCGGCGGGGGCTGCGGTGGGCACAGCTTCGCCCGTAGGTGCCGTGTTGGCGGGGAGAAAAGAACGTTCGCCATTCGCCTTCTCGGCGGTCACAACGCCATCGCGCTCCATGCGATCCATCAGCGCATTGACTTCGCCAAAGCCGATGCCCAGCGCAGCCTGAATAGCAGGGCGATTCACAGCGCCGGCGCTGCGCACCAACTCCACAGCCTTTGTGTAGGTCGCATCGTCCTTAGCGCCGGGCTCCATCGCAACCGCCAGCTTGCGCTGCACATCGCGGTTCAGGTCAGCCCACGCTGCGCGGTGGACGTTCTTGCGCACGATGGGCTTGAGATCCGCGCGCTGGGCCAGGGCCTGGCGTTCGGCCGTGGGCATGCGCGTCCAAGCATCGCCAGTGCTGGCTACGCGCTGAGCAGGGCCTTCTGCTTGCGGCGCAGCTTGCGCGCTTGGCGCTGGCGCCGTTTGCGCTCCAGGGTTCGCAGTCGGGGCGCCATCGGTCAGGCCTGCAGCGGCTGCTTGCTGCGCGCCATTCGCGCCTGGGCGTCCTTGAGCATCTGGTGCTCCACGTGCGACTGCTGGCGCTGCTCCGACTTGCGACGGTTGCGCGCTACCTTGCTGGGCTTGGGCGGCTTGAGGGCCATTGCGGTTTCCTTCTGTGGTTGCGGGAATGGTCAGATCAGCCGGCACTGGACCAGCGTCTTCGGTGAGGGAGGCAAAAGCGGCATCGGCGCGCTCTGCGCCGGGCACGCTGGCGCGCTGCTCTGCATCCAGCTCGGCCTGCAGCTCCTGCTGCTCACGCAGCGCACGGCGGCGGCCCAGCTCCTGGGCCAGTTGCATGCGGACCTCGCGCGACTGAGCGCCGCGGAAGGTGTTGGACAACTGGGCATCGCTCCAGCTCTCCATGGGCGAGCCCGGCGAAATTTCGCCAGTTTCCTGGTTTACGCCTTGCTGCGTGAGCGCTGGCTGCTCTTGTTTTTGATTGCCTTGGGCAGTTTTTTTGCCTTGCTTTTGCGCTACCTCGGCAGCCTGGGCCAGCGCAGCGGCCTGCTGCACTTGGTCTGAGGCGCCGGTATCGACAGCCAGCGCGGCACTGGCCGACAGTGGGCCGGCAGCAGGGTCCAAGCCCATGGCCACGGAGCGCGGCACGGTCGCACCGGTGGACTGGTAAATCTCATCGTCAGGGCTTTGCACGGCGCGCGAGGCATCCATGGCAGCCTGGCGCTGCTCGGCGGCCTGGGCCTGCTGCTGCGCCAGCGCTGCCGCGCCATCGGGAGGCGCGGTCTGGGGCACGTTGGGATCGCCTTGCTCCTGCTGCTGCAGCGCCGCCAGTTGGGCGGCAAATGCCTGCTGGATACGCTCCATGCCGAGGTTGGGCGGCGCGGCGCCGGCGTCAGTGGGTGCGGCACCAGGTTGCTCGGAAGGCGACGCACCTGGTTCCGCTTTCGGCTGCTTGAAGCCGTGATAGCCGGAAGCTGCGCCACCCATGGCGCCGCCCGACAGCACGCCCATGACCGCTGCGGAATCCACATCCGTCAGCCAGTCCTTGCCAAGCGCCACGTTCTGGAAGATTTGCTCGGCCACGGACTGCGGCAGCTCTTCCAGGAAACCCTCGGAGATCGCGCCCTCAATCACGCGGCGCGGAATGCTCTTGGCAGCCGCTTGCTGCACCAGAGGATTGACGGCGGCGGTAGCGGCATCGTCAGCGTTCTGCTTCGCCATGCCCTTGGTGCCCTGGGCCAGCATGGTTTCGGCGTCACCGATACCCAACTTGTTGGCCACGCGGCCGCCCAGCACGCCGAAGCCCGCCGTGGCCACGCCGGTTGCCGCTGCGAGCGCGGCCTGGGTGGGGGTCAGCAGCCCATCGGGAGTTTCCTGGCGGATCTGCTCGGCTGCGGAACCAGCTGCGGTGATGCCTTCGCCGGCCGCGCCCGCCAATGCAGCACCAGCGGCGCCCATCTGGCCCAGCTTTGTCGCGGCCATGAGTCCTCGCGCAGCGACGCCCCCAGCGCCCATGCTGGGCAACGACTCACCAACGGCCGTCGCAATGAGGCTGGGGTTCTGAACGGCTGTAACGGCCTTGTCCACGATGCCATTGGCATCCTGAAACTTGCGTTGCGCCTCCTTGGTAGCGTCGGAGTGCCAGTCGTTGGCGATTTCCTTGGCCTGCTTGGGGCGAAAGCCCACAGAGCCACCCTCGTTCTCCAGGAACTTGCCCACCTCGCCGCCCGTGGGAATGTCGGCAATACCAACCAGGGCCTCGGGCACGCCAATGGCGCCCTTGACAGCTGTGGCAGCAACGTCCTTGATGGTGCCGCTCAGCGTACGCTTCGGCGAATCCGCTGCACCATCGAACTGGTCAAAGTAGTTCTTTCCTTTGCCACCCGGGCCGGCAGTTGAGGGGTCGAATTGATCAAAGAAGTTGGAGCTCATCCACCCACTGTCCAGCAGCGTGAGGAATGGGCAAAACCCTATGCCGGGCGATGAACGATTGGAGCTTTCGAATCTGCAGCGCCACTCTGATTGCGTACCCTGCTACATTCCTCACAGGAGGGAGAATCCATGGAAGCCACTCAGGACAATCAGCCATCAACGCCCCTGCGCTTTGCCCGCCACATCGTTGGAATGATGATCTTGGCGCTGGCTTCACCCTACATCTGGTACAGCTCAGATAGCGTTGCAACCTGGGCCTCAACGTGGGTCACACCGCTGCTGATCGCGGGCGTAGCATTTGGGCTGTACCTACTGTTCTTCACCAAGCGTGCCAAGGAAGCATGGCCCGGTCGATTCTTTATGCTGGCCTGGGTGATGCTGGCCCTTGCGGTGGCCGGACCCTATCTAGAGAAGTTCAACCGGGAGCGAGCACAGTCAGCCGCATCGAATTCGCTATCAACACCGCCACAAACAGCAGTTGCACAGCCTCCCCTGAATCACTTTGACCAGTTCGACACAGCGAGTGCATCATCAAGGCAAGCATATGTGTCTCGTGTCAATGACCTGCGCCTCGCTGGCAAAAATGGATCCATACCAATATTGGATATACAAGCGCCTTCGGACGCTGACAAAGCTCTCAAGCCATGGTCGCCCCAGGATGTTGCTGCCGTGGAAAACACTCAAACGTGGTGGGTGGACGGCGAGGCGGTTTGGATGCACATCATGAATCGCTCCATCGCAAAGATCGACGCACTGCAATTTACATACGCGGCAGGAAATTGCGGTGCAGCACCGCCCTCTGATCAGGCTTCCTACTTCGTGCGTCTGCAGCGCTCAGTAGAGCCTGGAGCTGAGGCTCTAGTGCGTTTCGCTGCAGTTAGTGAGTTCAAACCTGCGAATGGATGTCTGACTATTGTGAAGGTGCTCGGCTAGCCAAGCACCTTCTTGGCGGCCCCAGGGCCGAACTTTGCGTCAAATTCTGCAGCCTTCTTCGGGTCTGATTTCAGAGCAGAAATGTGGCCCGCCTGCGGCGCAGGCCATTGCCCCCCCTGCCCCGCATCCACACGCTCAACCGCACCCGTCTGGGTGTTGTAGCGCATCACACTACCCTCGGTAGTGGACCCATCAGCATTCTTCGTGGTCGGCGTCACCTGGAGCTTCCATGGCGATTCCGTCTTCTTGCCGGACAGGTCGCGGATCTGCTGTGCGATAGCGGCCTTTTCCTCGGGAGTCTTCGCAGCGTCGTAGCGCTCGCTCAGTTTCTCTTGGCGGTAACCCTGGCGAATGTCAAAGCCACGTGCCTCCGCCTCGGTTGCGGCGCGCTTTTCCTCGACGGCCGCTCGGCGGTTGTCGATCTGAAAACCGCGTGCCGAACGCTGGTCAGCACCGGACTGCTGCATGCCTTCTCGCTGGAGCGCAGAGTTCTCGCGCATGGCGGCCAGGTCCATGCCGGGCTGGGCCAGCTGCAGCGCCTGGTCATTTTTGAGCGCTGCTTGAAAGGCCAGGTTGTCAGGGCTGATCGCTGCGGCACGTGCGCCAATGCGCGACGGATCGTTGGTGATCGAGCTGGCGGACACTTGCGCGCTGCGAAGCGCGTTGCGTGCAGCCCAGTCATTGGTGGAGTTGCGCACCACAGGGGCCGTCACCTGGGCAGTAGGAGCCGGTGAGGCCAAGCCAGGCGCGAAGCCAACCGAACGGGGCGCAGAGAGCGCTTCCGCTGCCGCGTTGTTCTGCGCAGTAATTGGGCCGGTACTGAGAGGCTGTGCGGCGGGCGTGGCGGTGGGCTCCCCTACCGGTGCTGTGGCCGCAGTAGGAGGCTGCACCTGTGCAGGAGAGGCCGAAGGCATGGGCGGGGAAGCCGGCTTGACAGTAGCGGCGGCGGCTGGCGCCTGTGCCATGGACGTGCCTGCAGCCCCAAAGAACTGCTTGCCGGCATCTACGACCGTAGGCGCAACAGCACGGAGCGCGCCGCCCACCACGTCATCAACAACAGCCGGCGCGTAGGCCAGTGCAGCGCGTGCGGTTTCCCCAGCGGCTGCGCCATACCGCCCTTGCTTGGCAAGATCACCGATGGCCTTGCCGGACTCGTTGAACACGGCGCGCGTGCCAGGCATGAAGCCAGCGGCGGCTGGTGCGGGGGTGGGTGTAATCTGGCTGGTGGTAGCCGCCTGCGGTGGGCTGGGAGGCATCGCTGGGCGAGTGGCAGCCGACTCCTGCGCGCCGCGCACGTACATGGCCGTCTGGTTGGCCATGCGCTGCTTTTCTTCATCCTGCACCAGCCCGCCATTGGCAAAGAACTGGCGCGGCTCTTCCGGCTGGGCTTGGGGCGCAAAGCCGCGCACCGGCTTGTGGGTTGCATCACGCATCACAGTCAGCACAGACTCACCCAGCGCCTGCACCTGTTCTGGTGGCAGCTCGAATTCCCCATTGCTCAGGCGCACCGGCACCGATTCCCCCTGCTCTTCCATCGCGCTATCGCCCACCTCGCCAAGCTCTTCCAGAGCCTCCGGGCCAATGGCCTGCGTGCTATCGGCGGGCATGATGAAGGTACCAGGGCGCTTTGCGGTTTCAATGGAATCACTGGTGCCAGTGCCGGGTCCACGGATCAGGCCCCCCGCCTTGAACCCGCGCGGCTTGACCGTACCACCATCTTTCAGACCTGCAGCCTTCTCGCGGCGCGCCATTGCGCCCATGCCCATGTAGTCGCTCACGGCCGGAGCGGGCGCCGGTGCTGGAGCGGCCTGCTGCTTCTGGGCAGCTTCCTGCGCGGCTTGGGCGCGGTAAGCGGCAACGCGCGCATTGCGCTCTTCGTCCATGCCAAAGGCACGCTTGAGGCCTTGTACCAAGCCGCCGTCTGCAAATTTTTGGGGTTGAAAGCCTCGCATGGGGACTCCTTTATTCATCTGGCCGGATTGTTGACACCAGCCAGGGGCCCGCAAAGCCCTATGCAGGGTTTGCGGTTGCTGGAAAACAAGTGCCTGGCTCCTTTAGCCCGGCGAAGAGATCGCCGGTACCGTACCGGTCACATCGCCGCTGTAGCTGTAACTCACCCCCATGGACGCGCTGCCGCTGATGCCGGCATTCGCGTGCATCATGCTGTAGGCACTCGACGTGAGCTGTGCGTACACCTGCGTGCCGGCCTTGGCCGCATCGAGGCGCGCATTGTTGGTCTGGATGGCCGCGTCGTTGTTGATCTTGGCGGCCTGCATCGCCACCTGAACGCCCGCCTCGTACTGCTTCATGTTGGATTCCCAGACCTTGGTCTGCAGCTCGGCCTGCGCGCTGAGCGCCTGGGTTTGTGCACGGAAGCCATCGAGCAGCGCCCCGGATTGCTTGCCCAGCGCCTCGATGCGGGTGCTTTCGGCCAGCACGCGGGCACGGTAGCCTTCCCACTCCCCCGTCTTGGCAGAAATCAGGGCCTGGTAGCGCGAGATCAGCGCGCGCGAGTGCTCGGCCTGCGCCCCCACCCGGATGCCGTACACCTGCGCCTTGGTCTTCCAAATGTCGATCTTGGTTGCCTCGGCCTGCACGCTGGCCTTGTACGCTTCGACCTTGGAGGTTTCGGCGTTGACCTGGGCCACGTAGGCACGGATCTGCTCGCCCGCCGCGCCGATCTTGGCCTGCTCCAACTCCACCAGGGTCTTGGCCGCGCCCACCTGGGCCTCGTAAATCTTGACCTGCGACATGCCGGCCTCGATCTGGGCCTTGTACTGCTCCACCAGTACCTTGTTGATCTCGGCCTTGGCCAGCTCACCCTGCAGCTGCGCCTTGAACACCTCCACCTTGGCCAGCTGGCCGTCGATGATGGTCTTGTAGACGCTGGCGTAGGTCTGGTAGCCCTGCAGCAGCCCCTTGAATTGCTCAATGGCCGCGTTGTGGATCTGGATGGCGTTGTCGGCCAGGGCTTTGGAGGCCTCGAAAGACAGCTGCTCCATCTGGTAGGAGTAGGTAATCAGCTGCTGCTCCAGCTGCATGCCGGCCGCGATGGCGGATTTCAGGTTCTCCTGCTCCAGGTCCGCCTGCTTGATTGCAATGTCGCGGGACAGGCCAGACAGCTTGTCGTAGTAGTCCCGCTGGGCATCGCGCAGCTGGGCCGCCAGCACACCCGCGGGCAGGGAGAAACCGAAAGATTCACTGGTGCGCATCACCTCAGCCACGTTGGCCAAGGCAATCTGCGTCTCGCGGCCGCGCGCGCGGTCCCAGATGGCCAGCTCCACCGCAGGGTCCAAGCCGGTGCCACCGCTCATGCGGGCATCAAGCACCGCTTTCAGCTTGTCCAGCAGCTCGGAGGCGTACTCAGGCCCGCGCGCGTAGGAATACGGAGTGGGCGCGGCCAGCTCCAGCGTAGGCCGGTCGCCCAGGCTGTCGAGCCATTCGTCGTGCAGGTCGATGCCGCCGAAGGGCACGGCATTGATGCTCACGTAGGTGGGCACGGCAGGCATGCTCACCGTGGGCGCATCTGGGACCGCCACCGTCCCAATAGAGGGCACGGCCGGGATGTCTCCATAGCTGATGGCCGGGGCGGTGGGCAGGCTCAGGTCCGGCGCCACATCCGTGAAGTCGGAGATCGCCAAGTTCGGCGCGGCCTCGTTGAACAGGCTCGGCGCGTTGCCCAGAATGCCCGGATCAAAATTGATGGTGGGCATCGTCGGCGCCGTGGGCATGGCTGCGAGCGTGGGCGCCCCCAGCGTTGTCCATGTGACGCTCAGGGTGGGCGGGGTGTAGATCGCGTTTTTCAGGCGATCCGAGAACGACACCAAACTCTGCTGCGCGCTCTGCGCATAGCCCTGGGCGAGGGCGAAGGTGTTGTTGACAAGTTCTGCTGCGCTGGCCATTTAGAGCCTCCGGGATTTGGTTTTGATGGAAGGGATCTCCATGCGGTCGATGCGGAAGAAGGCACCGGCCACGTTCTTGTAGGAGAACCCCAGGTAGTTCTCGCGGATGCCACGCCCAGGCACGCCACGCGAAACGCCATCTGGCAGGGACTGCACCGGGTAGGAATAGGTATCGCTGGGTGTGTGCACCTGCAGCACCCCGTTACCCGCGCTCTGCATGGCGAAATAGACGCCCGACATCAGGCTCTTGGTGGTTTCGCCCCACACCCGCTTGGGCGTGGTGATCGTGGCGTCAATGGGTTGCCCGGCGTCTGTATCGCCGCCGAGGGCGTAGAGCGCCACCGCAGAACCGGCGTGGGTCGGCGTGATGGACTGGAAATCCCAGTCGTATTCACTCACCGCGCCGGTGAGGGTGTTCATGACGATGGTGGTCATGGTTCAAACCTTCTTGGTGATGTCCAGCGCGTGGGCAACCAGCGGCGGAATGTTGAGACTGCCATCCCACTCCTGCGCCAGCAGCTCGCGGATGATCTTGAGGTCGCCACTCCACAGCGGCGGCGACAGGACGCCATTGGCGATGGGGAAAGCGGTTGGCGGCAGGCCCTCGAAAATGACCACGGCGAACGGGTTGTTGCCCGTGCCCGCCAACACTTCCTTGTCCCATACCCCCTCGTCCTTGAGCTTCTTGGGGTCCACCAGCTCGGGGACGCTCCAGGTCATGTCAGGCTTGCGCCGCAGCGTCTGCACCTTGCGCACGCGCACACGGCGCGGCCGGTCGGCACCATCGGGCGGCACAGGCGCGGGCGGCATGGTGTACCGGCCCAGGCTGGCGATCCATAGCGAATCGAAGCGGCGGATGTCAAAGCACGGCGTCCAGATCCACAGCCCCGTGAACAGATCGAAAACCTCGTATTCCAGGTGCACCACAGTGAGCCGCGTGCCTGGCGGCACATACCCATCAGAGTTCACCCGGGCGTCGTTGGTGGTGGCGCGCACCACGCCCGCAGCCAGGAACTGGTCATATTGCGAGCGCACGTCAAACGCCATCGTGCTCAGATCGTGGGGGCGCACCTCGGGCGGCTCTGCGTTGTGGAACGCGCGGTAGGCGGCAAACCGCTGATAGGTGCCGTTCGCCACCCAGCCGAACAGGCACTTCGGCATGGCGAAGTCGCGCCCCAGGGGGTGTGGTGCGTCGTGCCCAAACTGGGCCTCGTCAATCGGGTTGTCCGTGATCGGGTCAGGCACTATCGCCTGGCGATCAGCGCCCGTCACCGTGAAATCGAGATACCGGTCGATGTCATCGCCGTTCGGGCCCGATGCCGTCACCTCGCCCAGGGCAGGCAAGGTGCTTGCGGGCTTGGTCGCAATATTCCAGGGGAACTCCAGCATGCGCGCGGCCAGGTGCGGGCTGCTCTGCACACCACCGTCCAGCCATTTGCGCAGCGCAGTCAGCTGGATTGCCCGCTGCTCGGCACGCAGCTCGGCCATGCCCGGGTACGGGCCCAGTGGTGGGTACATATCGTCAATGGCCTGGCAGGCATCGAGCCACGCCTGGTAGGTGGTGGCCAGCCACTCTTCGTGCGCAATGCCCCAGGCCTCCACAGCAGCCAAGTAGGCCGCCTCGTAGGTTGCATTCAGGGCTGCGGCGGCGGCCTCCTGCGACTGGTATTCAGTCCACAGCGCGGCATTCACCGACACGGCAATCCCGGTCGCTCCGCCGGGCACGAAATCCTTGTACTGCGTTGCGCCAGAAAATGCGTTCGACCCTGTGCGGATGAAGAAATAGACGTTGGAATAAGGCCCAAGGTTTTCCCCTGGTGTGAAGTCGTCCGGGTTGGCGCCTGCGTTGTTGTATTCCGCGCTGTAGAACTTGTCCGGGTTCTCAGGGTCGGGCAACGCCATGGGCACGAGCGGCGCATTCACCAGGTCGAACAGGATGGAGCTGGTCCAGGTGAGCGAGCCATCCAGCGAATAGGTCTCTTCGCCGCCTGCGGTGATGGTGGAGCGATAGGTGATGTTCCGAAAGAAGCTGCCCGGCGCCTCGGGGAAAGACACCACCGCCCCGTATTCCTGGCTGAACCGTACGCGCACGATGGGCGCGAACTGCCGCACCGGGAACGGGAGGTCGAACTCGGGCTCTTCGGGGTACGGCGGCTTTTCATCACCGCTCAGGTCGATGACGGGGCGATCAAAGATCGGCGCGAACCCCAGGTTCACGTAGGCCGGCACGGCAATGAAGGCCTTCCCACCACCGGCCACCGTTGCGGCAGGCCACACCATCACCCGGTCCTTGCCCTGAATGGACTCCATGAACACGCGCGTACCGTCCGCAAGCACACGGTTCTCGGTCAAGTGCTCACAAATGGAAGTCGTCTTGCGCTGGCAGAAGGTGGTGTACTCATGGATCACCAGCGCATGCTGTCGGTCGGTCATCACGCCCTCAACCACGATCAGGCGCGGCGGGGTGGCGCCAGTCACGGGCGCGCCCTCCAGCGTCATCCAGTTGTTGGGCGTGAGCTGGCTCATTGCTGGGCCACCGCGATGTACTGGGGAATCCCATTGACCTTGCGGAAGGTGGCGGCTACCTCCCGCACGTCCGTGGTGTACCGATTGGCGCTCAGGTGCGACAGGCTGCCGCCATCGAAGCCCGCGACGATCTCGCCGCCTGCAATGCAGATCATGGCCCGGCCAGCACCTGCGCCGTCGCCCGCCTTGACCTGATCGCCGCTCACCGGCACGCCGGAACCCAGCACCACGCGGCCATCCATGACCTTGTCGTAGGCCAGGGAGTCGAAGTCCACACCGCCCAGGAAAGCCAGCTCAGTGCCCGTCCCCACGTAGATCCCGCTCTTGACCGGCTCCACCAGGGTGATGTCGGAGCTGAACTGCTTGAAGTCCTTGCGGGGGTCGAACAATTCCCACTGGTGGGGGCGCGAGGCATAGAGCACCTTGCCCACCGCGATGAGGGCCCGGCCGCGCCAGAAGGCCAGGCAGATTCCCGCAGGTGCAGGCACTAACCCGTCCGTGGCATATGGGGTCACGAGCGCATCATTGGCGCCCAGATAGCTGAAACTGTTGGTCAGCGTGCTGCCCGCCAGGTGTGCGGATGTGCCATTGGCACCGGTCAGGTACACGTTGATCTTGTAGCCCTCCCGCTGTGGCAGGTTCATCAACAGCAGGCCGCCATCGGGCAATTGCACCGGCGCGCTCCACAGGCCCGCGCCTTCGAGGCCATCGAGCAGGCGCACATAGGTAAGGACGTAGCGATACTCGCCGGGGTGCAATGCGCCGGCCACGGGCGATGCGGCACCTGCCCTATCAGGCTCTGGCACACCCCACTCGGTCGCCACCTTGCCATCGGTGAGCCCGCGGATCAGGCCGTTGGAAAACGCCGTGCGCCCATCGGGAAAATTGCAGTACCAGACCCGCGCACTGCCCAGGGCTGGGTGAAGGACTGTCTTGGCACTATCGGGCGCAATGCCCACCAAGGCACCTTCTGCGGTGGCCAGCTTAAAGCCAACGCCTTCGTGCAAGTTCTTGTGGCACCCATCGGCCGCCACCGAATACCCGCCGCGCCGCCACACCTCGCCCGTGAGCCCAATGTCCACGTTCGTTGCCACGGTCAAATCCGTGGTGTCCAGCCGCTCCTGAGGTACCACGTTGTTGATGCCCGAAAACTTCTCCAGCGTCAGCATGGAAGGCTCCCCAGAACAATGCGGCCAAAGCGGCCGCGTCCGACGACAGGAAATGCGCGATAGGTCCAGCGCCCAGTCACAGCGCCCAGCTGACCACCACCAAACCCGCTGACCTCGTGCGATGAGCTGGCAAAGGCCCGTGGCTTGCCCAATGCACCGCCAGAGAACCCCGCTACGGGCTGGATCAGGACGGCGGTAGGCCGCCCCACGGCACCACGGTGCACGGGCTTGACGGCGCCCGCCATCGCCAGGCCGACAACACCAAAGGCGCCCGCCTGCAGTCCCTGCACTGGCAGGATCTGCGCAACCCGCACGGGGCCGAACGAGCCACTGCGCAGGCCTGTGACTTCGGGCTCTACCACGGCCGACATAGCCACAGCGCCAAAAGCACTGCCACGAATTCCCGCCACATAGCCCGCCTGGTTGGTGGGTCCGGTCACGCCACCGGGGACCGAGATCCAGCCGAAGCGGCCAGTCTTGAATCCCCGCACATTGGCGCCCTGGTTGGTGCGCAGCACCACGCGGCCAAATGCTGATGCGGCCTGCAGCCCAGACACATCGCCCTTTTGCACCAGGCGCGGGCTGCCAAAGCTGGCCGACTTGAACCCTGAAATGATGGGCGGATAGTCAATGGTCGGCGTGCCCAGGGCCGCGCTCTTGAAGCCCGTCACCAGCAGCACCGGGTCAGACGATCCGAAGCCCGCTTCATAGCCTGCGGGAACCGTGCCCACAAAGGCCGATCCGCCAAAATTGGCAGTGATCTGCACCGGACCGGATGCGTCCACCTGAGCGATGCACGGCCCCCAAGCTGGCGGCAGGCCCGGGTCGCGGGCCACGCTGGTCAGCGTTTTCCACACCGTGCCATTGCGAGTCACTACCAGGGTGCCGGCAGCCACATCAAAAGCAAAGCCCAGCACATCCCCCTCATCGAGGGTGCTGACACTGCCGGACCAAAACAGGCCCGACTCGGAGGCCGAATCGGCATCTACGCCGATCTTCAATGTGGAGCCCGAGGGGAACAGGTCGAGCGTGTATTGCCAATAGAACAGCCCATCATCCCTACCCGCCACGGTGCGAACACCGTTGGCGTAGTAGTTGGAGGTCGAGTAGATCAGCCCACCGCCTGAGATAGCGGCATTCGGGCCTGCGCCGCTGGCGTCCCAGGTGGTCGGGGTCAAGGGCATGGCCGCCCTCTTAAAGCGAGTAGATCTTCAACGGGCCGTTGTCAAACTGGGGCGAAATGTCGCCGCCGTTGGTGGACAGCGGGAAGCCCGTCACCTCATCGATGTAGAAGATGAGGGGCGACGTGCCCGCCACGCCGGTGTCTTTGTAGATCACCAGTGCCTTGGCGGTGCTGCCCGCAGCGATGGAGGCCCACACAGGGTCATCTGCATCGAAGGTGCCATTGGCCACCACTTTGTTTGCAAGCGTCTGGTTGGTGCCGATAGTGTTGGCGCCCAGGTCCGAAAGGAACTCGTGCACATCCAAAGATGGGGCGTAACCAATGCCGACCAGAGCAACCTTGAAGGGATCAGTTGCGAAATTGATTTGGGCCGTGAGGATGCGGTTCTTCCCCTTGGTGTAAACGTCGTTGGCCATGGTGCTTCCTCCGATGGAAATAATGGATAGATGTGTCAGTCAGCCGCGCGCAGGGCTCACGGCAGAATCGCCTCGTTGTGGTGCGGGACATCCTCACGAGTGACGCGGCGCATGTCGCTGTCCGGCATCGGGCCAAAGTACGCGGTGAACGCGCGCTCGGCCTTCTCCGCGCGCACTGGGTCGTACACCTCGGAATCGGGTACGCTGAAAGCCCGGTGCAGAGCCCACTGAATCAGGTGCTCGTGGTGCGCGGCATGGATCTCGGGGGAAGCGGTATCGTTGTCGGCGGTCAGCTTCTTGAGAGGAAGGCGGTAGGCCTCAATGGTCAGCGTGCCGTCCTCACCTGGCACCGGCACGATGCGCACCGAAGTGTCGTTTTGCACCAGGTAGCGCTGCTCATCCCGGGTGTACTGCCAGTCGTCAGCATCGCGCCACTCCGGGTAGTTGGCGTCCAGCCACTCCCGCGACTTGAGCGAGAACTTGCAAGGGCGCCCACCTGCAGCGGCGGGACGGAAGCCGGTACGCACCAGCTCGTACACCGTGGGGTGCAGCTTGTAGGTATGGCGGCCAGCTACGACCGCCACCTCACAAATGGCCGGGTTTGCATCCTCCACCAGCAGGCGGCCACGCACGGCGGCTTGGGCCTGGGCATCGTTCAGCCAGTCCGTGATGTCTTCGTCAGACCACAGGTACGGCTTCACTTTGTCTTCCGCCAGAACGCGGAAGCGGCGGATCAAATCGGCCAGCGTCATCAGTTGAGCCCGCCCTGCACCAGCGCTGTGACCTGGTTGCGCAGGTCATCGGCCTTGTCCTTCATGTCCAGCTTCACGCCGTAGTTCGCCTTGGCGAAGTCCGACAAGGCGTTCTTGGTCATGTGCGACACCTCCAGCAGCGTCGCCTCGATCTGCTCGCTGGCCTGCTTCTCGCGCAGCAGCTGCTCGGTGGTTGCCTTTTGGGCCTGGGCCAGTGCAGCAGCGTTGTCGTCCTTGCTGTCATCGGTCTTAGAGGTCGGCTCCGTGCCCGCCTTGTCGGACTTCTCAGCCTTGGCGGCCTTCTTGGCGACAGCGGGCACGCGCTTGAACTCCAGGTAGCGCATCAGCAACTTGGCATCCACCTCGGACACCAGCTTTTCCTCGCCCGGCTCCCAAGCGTTACGCATGGGGGTACGGTCGGTGTACGGGGATGTGCCCTCGTAGCGGATCAACTCAAATTTCATTGGAGCCTCCAGAAAAGGAGACAGGCCGGTTTCCCGGCCCGCCGTTCCTTACTTCACGCCTTCGGCAATGCCGTAGATCACGACTTCGATTTCCGAAGCCTTGTCGTTGCCCACCGTCTTGACGGTCAGCAGCAGATTGGCATCCTTCGGCAGGACGATGCTGGGGTTGGTGGTCGCATTGCGCAGACGGGCTGCGGTGGCGATAGCCAGGCCGGCGCCGAAGTAGTCCGCGTCCTGCGGCACAGCGGCGTCATCCACTCCGTCCTTGTAGGCAAAGCCCAAGTCGCCGGTGGCAGTGGCCTTCATGCCCGTCACCACAGTGACCTGGCTGTCAATGAAACGGAAACCGGAGGGCAGATGGCCCAGGTTCACGATGTCATTGGCAGCAATGGCCGCAGTGGAGTCGGAGTTGATGACGGCGCCAGTAGCGCCGGTTTTGACGACATAGCGCAGCGCCGTGAGATTGCCCCAGGGCGTATTGCCCAGGTGTACGCCGTAGCCGACGCTCTTGACTTTGATGGTTGCCATGGGTGGCCTCCGTTCTTGAATTGAGGGGGATGGGGGCGGGGCGCACGTGGCGCCCCGCGTGGCCTATCAGCGTTCGCCCGGGATGAGCTTCACCACGGTGTCGATGGCCATAGGGCCGATGTCGGTCCAGTGCTTGGTACCGTCGCCCTGGTCCACCGCAAAGCGCACCTTCTGCAGGCCCTGGATCACGCCGATCATCAGTTCGCGCTTGTCCTTGTGGTCGAAGGTTTCTTCGTTCCAGAAGAACGGCATGCCCGACAGGCCAGAGGCCGCGAAGGCTTGCATCAGCGACTGACCGCCCAGCAGGATCGCGCGGTCCACCGCGTGGGTGTTGGTGAACGACGCAGGCACCACGCACGAGCTTTCAGCTTCCGAGGTGAAGCTGTTGGCGTAGCGGATGGTGTTGCCCGCATAGAAGCGCACCGGCTTGGGCTGCTTGAGCAGCAGAATGCCGTTCCACAGACCAGCCTCGCCCAGGAACAGGGGGTGACGCTTCGCGTTCGATGCGCGGTTGAGGGCCGCCACCTGGAACTTGCGGAAAGCATCGTCCTGCGAGAAGGCGTGGTACTGCGCTGGGGACAGCAGCAGAGCGCGCAGAGGCTCATCCTCGGCAGCCACGTCGCCGGGAATCTTCACGGCGGGAGGTGGCATCGCAATGGACTCGATGAGCGTGCGGATCGCGTCCACCACGGTCATGTTCAGGTCGTCAGTGGTTGCCAGCGATGCCTCGCCAGCGTTCACGGTGAAGGCCTTGACGCCGTTGGTGCCGTCCGCCATGTAGTGGCGGTTCTTGGTGGGAACCTTGACCGGGTTCACCAGCAGCTCAGCGAACTCGGGATCTTCCTCGGTGGGCAGGCGCCACTCGATGTTGTCGTGGAAACCACGAGCACCGGCCAAGTGGGTCAGGATCGACTGGTCGAGGTAGGCGTTGGCATCGGCCTGCGCCACTGGGCGTGCCAGCTTGGTGAAGTCCACAGCCGAACGCAGGTTCGTCATGGTGTCGCCCAGCTTCACGGGGATACGCGCCTGGTCAACGCGGGTGCGGGCCTTGTCGTACGCGAAGCCCTTGCCCTTACCCTCGGCCATGCGCGAGCCCATGATGGGGCGGCGCTTCGACGGCTGAACGAAGTGGAATTCCACCTCGTCACCCATGCCGCGAGACAAATCCATGCACTTCACGATGGGGAAATCGGAGCTGGACTGCTTGCGGATCATTTCCGCGACCTTGCCCTCGCCCTTGGGCAGAGGACCGGAGAGTTGGCCAAGGCGCGACAGGCGGTTTTCGGCCAGGGCAAACATGCCGGCAGACTGGACAAACTGCGCCTTATCGGAACCGGCCGGTACGTGGCTGTTCATGGTCATAGTGACCTCCTTCAATGGGACGGGGGCGGCTCATCACGAGCGGCCCGGTTTCAAAAACTAAACGGCGTTCATCACGCGCTCGATCTGCTCGGGCGACATGTCTTGCATGCGCTCCAGGAGCGCATTGGGGTTGGTACCGGCCGAAGCCAGAACCTGTTGGGCGATGTCCTGGTGCTGCTCACCCGCGATCTCCGACAGCGAGTTGGGGACGCGGCGTTGCACCTCCGGTGCCTTGCCCTTGTCCTGAGCGGCAGGCGCTGCGGCCATACCGGTCTGCGCCTTGAACGTGTCAAAAACTTCGATAACTTGCGCAGCAGTGCCGCCCGTTTCCGGGTGGAGCACCGCATCCACGGCGCCGCGCTGGAAGCCCGGCAAGCCGTTGACCCAGGCCTTGAACTCAACCGACTGCACGATCTCGTTGGCATCGGGATGCTTTTCGTAGATCGCGCCGTAGTGCTCGTCCTTGACCTCCTTGGCCTCGCGGTCCTTGATAGGCTTCAACTCGCGGGCGGCTTCTTCGCGCAGCTCGGCGCGAAGTTCCTCACGCAGCTCCTCGCGGGTGCGCCCCATCAGGGCGGCGATGCCCTTGGCGATGCCTTCCTCCGAGAAGTCACCGAACAGGGATGCATCCACACCCTGCCCCATGGCGGTCTTCGCGGCTTCAAGGTTCTGGTCGGCCTGGGTCTGCGCCTTCCCGGCATCCGCTCGGGCTTGGGCTTTGTCCTCGGCCTGTTCCAGGTTCGCCTGCTGCTTGGCGTTCAGCTCAGCCAGCTGTGCGCGCAGGGACTCGTTTTCACCTTCCAGAGACTTCACGCGCTCGCGTGACTGCTCCAACTTCTCGTAGGGAATGGTGTAAGCGCCAGACTTGCTGGCAATCGGCGCGCCCTTGGGCTCGTCGTCTTCGGTGGTACCAGCGCCGCCCGTGGCCTTGCCCTGGTCAGCCGCGCCGGTCTTGGCAGCATCCGCTGCGCCTTCGGCGTTGTTGTCCTTGGGGTCTTCCTGGGTGGTCGTGGTGGTGGTCGTACCTTCGCCAGCGCCATCGTCATCCAACGACTCGCCGCTGAGGGCCTTTTCAAGAAGTTCGGCAGGTGTGAGTGCCATTTGCTGCGTGCTCCATCCCAGCTATCCGGCTGGGCCTGACTGGGCATGCGGTCGAGGGTTGGCCAGGGCCATCGCCCCGGCTTTCCGCTCTCCTGCTGCGGGATATGCGCCGCTTCACAGCGGTGCGGTTTCGCCCGGCGCTTCACAGCGGGGGGCTTGGAACAAGTATTCCCAGGTGTGGCAAAAACCCTCTGCCCTATGCTGGGTAGGCGCAAAAAAGCCGCCTCAGTGGGCGGCTTTCTGGGGTTCGCGGTGGGCGCTTATGTGGACGGGCACATACGCCACAGCGGGGTCACGTTTGGGCGCTCGCGTTTGGCCATGCGCATGATGAAGGCCTTGGCCGCCACCAGCTTCACGCGCGGCTTGTCCTGGCTCGGGCTTGCCCGCTGCACTTCCACACTCATGCGGAAGCCATCGAGCACGAAGTCCCAGGCGCGGTGCACGGCGGCCACCACGTAGTCGCGAGAGGCAACGGCAGCCGAAACGAAGGCACCGGCTGCGGCTACGCAGGCAATGGCGGCGATGGCGAAAAGGCGAGAAGTGCGGGACATAGCTGGAACTCCTGTGATGGTGCCGTGGCTGCGGCGAAACCCTGACCGTTGCGGGTAGGGCCTCATGGTCAAGCCACGGCGCCGGATCGCTGCGCCCTATGCCGGGCGGCGACCACAGATGCGCAGCGGGTACACATCCACAGTGACCTGCACATCGTTGTGGTCACGCACGTGGCAGATTGCGCGGCCTGGCTGAATGGTCCCTGCGCGGAAGTCCATGCGGTTGACCAGCTCCTGCAGCGCGTCATTGACGAATGGAGCGACGTGCGCCCCCTCGGTGCTACCGGTCACTGTCACGTCAATGCTCAGACGCAGTTCGGGGCCCATCACTTTGCGCTCCCAGCCTTGCGGGCGGTCTTCGCAGCGGGCGTTACTTCCTTCTTGCCCGAAACGAGTGTCAGCACGGCGGGCGGTACCGCGACGGTGATGATTTCCGAGTAGGAATGCTCCATGAAGCGCTCGTACACACAGACCATGAGGCCATCGTCATCCAGCCCGGCTGCCACCATGTCTTGCTTGCCGCCAACGATGCGCACGGGCTTGCCCACCAAATCCACAAACTGCTGCGCGTCCTGGTCGTTCACCTTGGCGAGAATGGAGCGCAGGGCACCAACTTCTTCTTTCAGCTCGGCTACGAATTGCAGAGAGCCCGCCTCTACGTTGGCTGCGTTGCGCTCCAGGTCATCAATACGACGCTCGACGCCTTTCACGCGCTCCGACAGGGCATCGGCAGACTTGATCGCACCCTGGTACGACTGAACCAGTCTGTCGCGCTCGCTGATGGCGCGACTCATGGCGGCATTGATGACGCTGTTCACCTTCTCCTCGATAGCTTCGAGGCTGGGCGTTTGTGGATTGGGTGGCATGAACACTCCTGGGTTGATGAGGGTTCGATGCTCAGTGCCACCCTAGGAATGCCATAGCCCTATGCCGGTCGGACTCACTGCGGCAGATTGTCGGCAAGGGCGGGTGTCTCGATCCCCTGCATGCCCTGCCCTGCCTCTTGTGGCACGGGCGGGAATTCCGGGCTGGTGTTCTCGCGCACGGCTGGCGCACCCTGCGCCTCGGCCTCTGGCGAAGCCGCAGCACCGCCACCGCCCTGGATGTATGGGCTCTTGATGTTCATGGCGGCCGTAACGTCCGGGGTAGGGAAATTCGGGTCCACGCCACCGGGGTTGGGCGGCTGGTATCCAGCGCCCTGCATCACCTTGTCCGCTATGGGCGCGATCATTGGCATCTGCGCCACTTGCGCTCCTGCTTGCATAGCAGAGAACGCAGCTTGCACGCCGGTTTGCACCGCTTGGGCCATCAGCTGCTTAATGCGCGCATCGCTCTCGGCCTCCTTCATGGCCACCTCGCGCTCCTTGAGGTCGTGCATCAGCTCCTGCTTGACCTGGTTACGGATGGCCTCGGGATCGGCTTGGCCCTGGGCGTTGCGGATGGCCTCCACCACTTCCTTCTTGCGGGGCAAGTCCATCAGGTCGATCATGAACGGCATCACAACCTGCTGGATCTCGGGCGTGGCGGCCTTGATCGACTCGGACAGCGCGTTGAGCTGCTGGGCGCGGAAGCTGGAGGAGCTGGGCACATCCTCCAATGCAACCTTGAGGCGCGTGCGCTGTACGTCATTGCTCAGGAGCACGATGTTGGTGTGCGGGTCCACCTCGGGGCTGTTGAGCACCACCGTGCGCGGTGGGTTGAGCACGTCGCCCTCGATCACCACCACCGTTTCCTCCTTGCCGATGTCTTCAATGATGAGGGCCGTCAGCATTTCGCCCACCAGCGCACGGGAGTCCTTGAAGTTGTCCATGAGGTCGGCCAGCGACACCTGGGACTGCTCCACCTGGGTCTGCTCCTGCACGCCGCTGGTGGCCGTGCCTTGCTGGCCCTGGAACGACGGTGTGACGCCCGACACACCAGCAGCAGCCGCGCGCGAGTCCTGCATGAGCTGGAAGTGCTGCGCGTTGAGCTGGAAGTCGCGGTTGCGCTCGAACTTCGCCCCTGGCTGCCCCATGTGGTCGGCGTCGAGCACAAAGTCTGCATCCACCCGGGATGCCATCTGCCGGAATTGCGCATCCGGCATTTTCACGGCGCCCTTGGTGCGGATCGTCTCCACCGCCGACATGCCCCAGCGCAGCTTGGAAATCGTGCTGTTGAGGTTGTCCTGCGGGAAAAGCATGTCGCGCACCAGCCCGAAGGGGATGCCGGTCAGGTCTTCCTGGGCGGCGATGACGCGCACATAGGGGAAGTGCGGATGTGGGTACGGGCTCGGGCCATCGAACAGGCAATGCGGGCCCATCCAGTAGCTGCGGCGCACCACGGGCAGCAGTTCCTCCACCAGCTTGCCACGGCCCAGCGACAGGGCTGCTTGGTGCAGCTGATTGGCCGGGTCGTACTTCACCGCGCGCCCGTCCTTCATCTTGAGCATCACGGTCGTCACCCAGCGCCGGTACCACAGCTCCGTGATACAGACGGTCTTGTTTTCCTCGTTGTAGTAGGCGTCCTCCACCGTGGTCCACGCCCGGTGTGCCTCGGCGGCAGCGTGCAGGCCGGTGGACTGTCCGCCCTCCAGCTCCTGGATGCCGAACTCCGCGATCCACTTGTCCGCCCCGTTCATGATGATCGTGGCGTGATCGCGGAACATGCGCGCGGCGCGGGTGCGGCTGATCCAGCGGCGGCGGAAGAGCCAGCGAGCGTCCGACAGATCGGGCTCGATGGCCTTCATGTCCCACCAAATCTCGTTGCGGTGGATGTAGCGGCACTTGTAGGGGAACTCCAGCGAGTTGCTGGCGCGCGCAACCTCGACCCAGCCGATGCCCACAGCGCAGGCAGGCTTGAACGCAGCCGACAACGCGCGATCCGCCTTGGAGTGGCGCTCGGCCTGGTTCAGCTTGAAGTTCAGCGCATCGGCCACGTCCTGGCCGCCCGGGTCGCCGTCCGGCGTCACGCGCCAGTCGGTGCGCGTCTTGGCCTCCATGCCGCACACGGCGCGGATGGCGGGGCCAATGATGTTTTCCTTGGCGGGCGGGATGCCCATGTCCTTCAGCTTGCGCAGCAGCTCAGTGCTCAGCTGGTTGCCATCGGCGTAGTCAGCCTCCTTGTCGGCCTGGGCGCGCCATGGCGGCTGGGCCAGGCTCTCGCGCACGATGGAGGCGAACTCATCACGGGTGATGGGCTCGTCCCGGCCGTCCTGCAGCTCGTAGTTTGTGAGGGGTTGGGTAGCGTTCATGGTCGTCGCCTCATGTGCGCCAGTCGGGTGCTGGCGGCATTTCAAATTCGTCATCGGTGCCGTATCCGTCTTCGGATGGCTGGTACAGGCCGGACTCCTTGGCCTGGGCCCACTGGCGCAGGGCGTCAGCGCCCTCGGTGCAGCCGTTGGACTTGTCGGGTTCGTCCAGGAACTTGGCCAGGGCATGGCTGTATTTCTTGCGATACCCGCGCAGGCGCTCCAGGCCGAACGCGCATGCGTCCTTGTCGAACCAGGCCCCGCGCATGTGCTTGCGCAGGGTGTTCACGCCGGTGATGAGCTGGGTGACGCGCGGCACGATCACGAACTTGTGCCCCGGCATTAGCTGCTGAAGCTGCTGCTTGGTGCTGCGGTTCGTATCACCCAGACGCTTGTGGTCCGCGTCGTGCGGCAGGTAGTGCTTGCCGAAGACATAGCCCAGGCTCTGCAGGTGCCGCACGTAGTGCCGCAGGTCTTCGTCGTGCTCTTCGTAGTAGTTGATGAACCGGTCCTCGCCGCGCAGCTGCTGGGCAAACCAGATGGCGCACCCGTCGCTGTTGCCGATGTCCCAGAACGTGTAAACGGGCAGGTCCAGCACTGGCACAGCGGTGATGCCGCCGCGCTTGGTCAGCTCGGTGATCGCCTTGGTGAGGTAGTGGCCCTCGGTGGACTGCTGGAAGGCCTCGCGCGGGGTTGAGGGGTACTCCTGCCACATGCGCTCTTCCCGCCCCGGGAAGTCGGCAGCCTGGGTCGCCGCGTACCAAGCCCGCTGTTCCATGTCCAGCGTGGTACCGGCCTCCACCTCGATGTCATCGAAGTATTTATGCAGGGCATCCGGCACCACCACCGCGCTCGCGTCCATGCGATAACTGGGCTCCTGCCACCACGCATAGAAGTGGAAACGGTAGTCCCGCTCCGTGAGTCTCTGGTGGGCGTGGTGCAAGGCCTCGGCCCGCGTGCACAGCTCGTAGAACTCCCCGTTCGCCCCTTCGGCGGTGGACTCGATCACCAGGACGCCAGACAGCGGCACAGCCGGGATGGAGCCGGTCATCACCTCCTTGGCCTTGTGCGGGAACTTGGCGCAGATCTTCCCGAACTCGGACACGTGCAGCCGGTGGATCGTGCCGCCCCGCACGCTGGTGGCCACGCGCATGCTGCTGTTGTTGTGCGCGAAGCGGATTTCCTTCGTGCTCGCGCGGGCCAGGGGGAAGCGCTCGCGGATTTCCTCCGGCAGGTGGTCGTAGGCAAAGATCACCTTGTCCCGGAAGATGGATTCAGCCGTCTCCCGGTCCTGGGCGATCATCCCGCAGCGCTTATTCCCATTGAACAGGGCCTCATCCAGCCACAGGATGGCAATCAGGGTCGTGAAGCCCAGTTGGCGGGCCTTGAGGATGATGTTGCGGTGCCACAGGCGCTTGATGAATCGGCGCTGCGCACGATTGGGGATGAACGGCTTGACGAACGACTCGCCCTCGTCAATGACCTCGCCCTTCTCGTTCTTTACCGGGTCGCCCTTGACGATGATCTGGTACAGCGCACCACTGAACAGGCGCCACTCCGGGTCGGCAAGGCAGCGCTCCAGCTCTTCCGCGTCGGCGGGCATGCGCACCGCTGGTTGCACGCGCACGCGCTTGAGGTCGCGCGGCTCGTGCGGCCAAATCTTGGTGTCCAGGCTAGACGCCTCATCGCCTGGGCCTGCAACCCATACGTTGTCGTCCTCTTCCTCGCGCTGAACCTGGGGAGCCTTTGCCATGTCAGCTCCCGTCGTCGGGCTCGTCGGGCTCGTCGGGCCGCATAGGCATGCTGGACGCTGGGCGCTCAGGGTCATCCGCAACGGGCTTGAACCCATTGCCACTGCCCGATGCAATGCGCTGCAGCAGGGATGCGAGCGGATCGGTCTTCTGGTCGTTGTCCTTCTCGTAGAGGCCCAGATGGCGGAAGAGCTTTTCCGCATAGGGCGACTTGTCGTGCGTCTTCACCTCGATGCCGAACTGCGTCTGCTTGGCTCCTGCGTAGAGCGCAGCGCCCTTCTCGCTCAGGTAGCGGGTGTCCTTGAGCACCACGCGCGCATGGCCGTCGCCGCCGCACTCGGGGCACTCGGCGTGTGGGGCGCGCAGGGGGTTGAATCCGATGCCGCCTTGCTCATCGAACTCGGCGGGGTTGTTGCCCTTCTCCACCCACTTCTCGCGGTCGCGGTTCATTTCGCCCACGGTGCGCTGCCACTTGTGGCCCTCGCCGTAGCAGCAGCGGCAGCAGCCGGTTTTGAGCTCCACCAGCTCGCGGGTGTCAGCCGTGACGATGTTCCACGCCTCACGCAGGACGCCATCGGCGGTGATCTGGGTGCGCTCCTGCTGCTCCTTGCGGGCGGCGTTCAGGGCGCGCTGGATACTAAGTTTTGCTAAGAGCTGGGAGCCCTGCTCATTGGCCGTGTGCGGGCTGTACCCGGCACGAATGGCGGCCTGGGTGGCGTTCATGTCCACCATGTACTCATCGACAAAGCGCTGCTGCTTGTCGGTCAGTACGGTTTCGGTGGGGGTGATGGTGGGCGCCGGTTCCGGCTGGGGTGTGGCTTGCGCCTTGGCCTTCGCCTTCGGAGGTGGTGGTGCCTTGGCGGGTTTGGCGCTTGCTGCGGGCGCCTTCTTGGCCGGTGCTGCCTTGCGCGCAGGCGTGACTGAGCCTGCGGCCTTCTTGGGGGCTGCAGGCTTGGTGGGGGTCTTCTTACTGGGGGGTGCGGACTTCTTGCCCGCTGGGGGTTTGGCCATGCCCGGGAGTCTTCCGGGGCATGGGGGATTGGCCTAACCCTATGCTGGGCCGCGCAGTGGGCGGCCTGGGGGTGGTGTGGGTTACTGGTCTGGTAGCTCGTCCAGCTTGGTACGCACCCACTCGGCGCCGCCCAGGGCTTTGAGCTTTGCCTTGTGCGCTGGGCTCAGGCGTAGTGGCACAACAACCTTGAGCTCTTCGGCGGGCTTGGGCTTTCGGCCCTGGCCTCGGTCGTTGGGTGGGCGCTTGGGTTTGCTCTCGGTCGTCATGGGCGCAATCCTACTGGGTGGCAGTCATTCCTGGATGGGCGTGGCGCTCCACACCACGGCGCCGATGAAGATTTCGGCGCTGTACGGATCATCTGGGTCCACGTTGCGGATGGCGCGCAACTCGGTCTTGAACCCCTCGGCGGCTTGGTCGTGGTTCTCGGCGGTCAGCAGCAACAGGGTGTCCTCATCGTCGCCGCGCAGGCGGCCGGTCACGGCGTAGTGGCGCTGGCCGGTGGGTTGGGCTTGCTCCAGGGTGCGCTCGGCTCTATCGGCGCGGTCCTGCTCGCTCTGGAATGCGGCCAGCATGCCCGGCCCAGTCTCCAGGGCTTCGGTGCTGATTCCCTCGCAAGCGTTCCAGCACGCGGCCAAGCGGCGCAGGTTGGCCTGCTGGCGGGCTTCCATCTGTCTGCCGTTCACCAGCATGCTCATGAACCACTCGCCCTGGTCGTCCAGCAGGGTGTAGCTGTTGGCATTGCCGTTGGCGCGATGCGTGAGGCGTGTGGATGTGTGGGTGATGGTCATGGTGTCAAGCTCCAATGGCGTCAAGGTGGGCGCGCAGCTCGTCGGCCAGTTTGTCCCGGCCTTGCTGGTCCCCGGTGGTCATGGCGTTGCGGGCCTTGGGGTCCAACATGATGTTCTCCAGGGCAGCACAGGCCACGCTCGCAAGATCAAGCGTCTTGGTCACGGCGGCGATTTCCTGCTCGATGCGGGACCGCTCCAGCTCGGCGGATTCCAGGTCTTCCTGGGTGTAAAAGTTGTGCCGGTCATCGCGGATGTTCTGGATGCGCTCCGCGATCTGCTCGCGGGCGGCGTTGAACAGGTTTGAGAAGTCGATAGGCATGGCGGGCTCCTTCACTCCGCGGCTGCGTCGAGATCATCGGTGTCCAGGTCGGTGAACTCGGTGATACCGCTGATGATGTTTTCCATGAGGTCGATGGCGGCTTGGGCCTTCTGACCCTTCTCCCCCTCCTGCAGGCTCTCTGGCATGTTGTCCAGGTAGTCCTGTTCCTCGTTGAGAACATCCTGCAGGTCGGTCATGAGCGTGCTGGCTTGATCCTGCAGCTCGCTCATGCGGTCGCGCAGCTCGGCCAGTTTGGTGCGGCGTTGTTTGTTCATGCTGCGGCGCCTTCCTTGGCCGCGTAGTGGGCGCGCGCGGCGGCCAGGGTTTCCTCGATCTTGCTCAGGGCCAACTGGTGCAGCTCGCGCACCGTCTTTTCAGTGCAGCGCGCGCCCTTGTAGACCGTGCGGGCGCTGTAGTCGCCAAACATATCCCAGGTCAGGAACCCGTCTTTGTTGTCGGTGTTGACCACTGCGCGCGTGACCATTCCGCCATTCGTCTTGCCAGTGCTCACGATCAGCACGCGGTTTGCCGCTCCCATTTCGATAGCGGTCTTTGCTTCCCAGCCGTCGCGGCCCTTGCCAATTTGCATTTCCATTTCAATCACTCCTTGGGGTTGGTGTGATTGAATTATGTATTACCCAAATCAACTCAGTCAACTGTTTTCCGTATTTCTTTTTTCAAACGCTCGCACGCGGCGCTTGGGAGAACAGATCAGCATGGCGCTCCACAAACCGGCGCAGGAACTCTAGGCCCCGCCCGGTCACGCGCGCCACGCGGCTGAGCTGGCGCCCGCGCGTGTTCGTGTCGAAGGTGTGCAGCGATTCCTTGAAGTAGCCTTGGGCCACGTAGCGCGCGGCCGGGGCGTTGTCGGGCAGGATCACGCCCTTCTGGCGCAAAGCCTTCTCCAGCTTGCGCACGGGCACGCCGATGGTTTTGGCCGCGTCACGGACCAGCACCGTGCCGTCCGAGTTCAGCATGGCGTCGGCGTACACCACCTTCGGGCGGGCTGCCTCCAGCGCGGCCTGCTGCAGTTCAATCTGCTCCTGCTGCTCGGCAGCCAGGCGCAGGGCCTGGGCGAAGGTCTTGGGGACGCCCTGCCCATCCTCCAGCTCCTGCCAGCGAGCAATGATGCGGCTGCGCAGCTGCAGGCTGTAGCCGGACACCAGCACCAGCGTTTCGTGCTTGGGCAGCGCCAGGATGGGGTAAAGCTGTCCGTTCTGGATGTCACGGTGGGTCTGCTCAAATTTGAGCACCCCCCGGGGGCCGTGAAGTTCCACCAGCATGGCGCGCGCATCGCGCAGCACGTTGCGGTGCTCCTTGCCCGTGAGCGCGGCGATCTCCCGCGTGCTCATCGTCAGTGGCTGGCCTGCGGCCATGGTCATCAGCGTGTTCATGCCTTGGTCCCTTCACGAAAAACGGCGTCTTCGGGGCCGGTGAAGCCCAACAGATCCTGCTGGCGCGCGTCCAGCTTCCCTTGCAGCAAATCGCGCATGGATTTCAGCTCGCGGCCCTGCGCCTCCACCTTGGCCGCCAGCTCGGTCGCCAGATAGAGGTGCTGGTTGGTGCTGTTGATGAGGATGGCCTGCCCCGCAGAGCCCACGGACAGCATGGACAGGGCACGGTCCTCGTCCGGCGTCAGGTGGAGCACGACATCGGGGACGCCCTTGCGGCCCGTGATTTCGATCATCACGTAGCCGCTATCCAGGATCGTCTTGCTGATGTTGCGCTTTGGCGGGTAAGTCTCCACCAGCTCGTAAATGCCACGCAGCAGGCGCTTGAGGCGGTTGTCATCGACCAGCGCGCGCAGGCGGTCGTCCACGATGGACAGTTTCAGCCCGGTGAGCTCGGCCACCGTCTCGCGCGTGGCGATCTGATCCACACTCCGCAGGTCGCGCACCGCGCAGTACACGCGCTCCGTGCTCGGGATCGGCTTCGTGGGCTCGATGGGCTCAGCCCCTGGGGTGGCAATCTGTTGCTGGGTGGTTTCGGTCATGCTTCCTCGTCTTCGGTGAACTGCGGGATTCCTGCGGGCCAAAGGCCCATGGTGTTGAGCTGGTGGCGGGTCTGGGCAGCCATGGCGCGGCCCAGTGCCACATGCGCCTCACGGCCACCGGTCACCAGGCGGTACTGGTCGAAAGCAACGTGGCAGCCCTCGATGCCGGGGCGGGTGCAGCACAGGGGCATGGCGCGGCGGTCGTCCACCTTCTGGCCTTTGCCCTTGCCCGCGTTCTCGTGGGCGTGCTGGCTGTAGCCTGCGACCTGGCAGTGCGCGCACGGCAGGCTGGCCACGGCGCGGCGGTATTTCTCGCTGCGCAGCGGGGTGTCTTTGAGCACGGGAGTGGAGCAGGCGACCGCGCAGGCAATCACCGAAGCTCGCGGAGTGGCCGAAGCCATGGCGCGCGCTGCGCGTTCTTCCAGGCGCTGGTCCCGAAGCATGAAGACCGATGGACCTAGGGAACGGGTCTTGAATATCGTGCGGGCCATGGCCGTGCGCTTGAGGGGGGTACGACGGGTCAGCACGGCACACCCCCATCGGACAGGGCATCTGCCTCCAGCTCGCGTTCGGCCAGGGCCACCACGTCACCGGCAATCTGACGGCGGTACCGCACGGTGGCCGTGAGCAGGTAGCGGCGCTGGGCGGGCGTGAGCGCCTGGGCATCGGGCAGCGCGGCGCGTGCTGCCATGTCCTTGGCGAAGCGCTTGGTACCGATGCCGGGCTTGAAGCAGCACGCGGCCAGAGCGCGGGCCAGGGTCTTCTCGTTCTCTGTCACCGGGTGGCTCCTTCCAAGCGGCGGTTGTTGGCGTTCTCGCTGCGCCACACCTCAACACGGAGCTGTGCGGCGGTCAGGCGCCAGCGCAGTGCTTCCTCCACGCGCACGGCCTCGCGCAGGCCTTCGAGCAGCGCGATGTATTCGGGGTGGCTGTAGGCGTACTGCTCGCGGGCCGCCACGGCTTTTTCCTGGCAGGCGTTCATCAGCAGCGCCTTCTTGCTCTTGCGGAAGTGCTCCAGGTGCACGCGGTCGGCCTTGGCCTGGGCGTATTTGCGCGAGTGCTCGATGAGGAAATCGACGGCGCGCTGTGGGTCCACGGTTTCGCTCATCGGCGGCCCCTCCAGTCCTGGCCCGTAACCTTGCGAAGGTGGGCCATGTGGTCTTTGGGATTGAGGCGCGGGGCGCGATACACGAGGGGGCTGATCGGCTTCAACTCGGTGAAGTGCAATCCGTTCACGAACCCCAACAAATCCCGTTCGCCATCGGTCAGCGCATCGCGGTCGCGCACTTGGAGGACTCGCACCAGGGCTACCCCGTCCTCGTCACGCGTGAATTCGGCGATGGCAGTACGGTCCACCTCGCGGGCCATGTCCACGGCAAGTTGCGGCGGGATGACCAGAACAAAGGGCTTACGCGGCGCACGTAGCTCCGCTTCAATGAGTTCCCGCATGTGGTCGATGGCCTCGATGACAGTGAACTCGTCATTCATGACCGACCTCCGCGAACAGATCCAGGGTCTGCGGGTCCGGGCGGCGAAGGCCCGCGCTCGGACGCCCCAGGCGCAGCACGCCCGACTTCTTGCGCGCCAGCTCCAGCAAGCCAGCCTTGCGCGCGCAGGTGGGCCCAATGGGCAGAGCGCCGACAAACACAGCGGCGGCCAGCATGGGGCGATTGCAGAAAGCGCACTTCACCGGGCGCTCCTGTATGGCCACGCCACCATGGCCGCATCGCGCTCATGCTGGTTGCTGCTGTGCGTCCAGCCCGTGTAGACGGCGAAGTTCTCGGCCCCGCGCTTCGGGCCCTTGGCCGTTGGGCTGATGCCGTGCGCCGGCACACCCAGCTCACTGCACACCTCCGTAATGAGGCGGCACCATGCATCGACCTGCCCCAGGCTGCGCGCGGTGGCCAGCGCTGCGCCGTAGGCACCCTTGGTGCGCGCGTTCCAGGTGCGAGTCTCCAGGCGCGAGTCCTCAAAGACCACGCGCGCAGGCATCATTTCGCGGATCGTGCGCTCGATCTCCACTGGCTTGATGGTGTCCAGGTGCACGAGCTGGCCGTCCACAAAATGCGCCACGCCCGTGCTGGCGCCGGGGTCCATGCCAAGAATCAGGCTCATGGGCGGCCTCCTGCGATCAGGGCAGAAAACAGCCCGTTGTCCGCACGCACCGCGATGGATTCACCCCGGCGATACTTGCTCAACACCGAAGTGCTCACCCCCAGTTCCTCGGCCAGCTCAACGCCGGTCTTCTTGCTCGTCTGCACGTACAGGATCTGCTCCGGGTTCAGGAGAGCCCGCTGGCGCCCTATCGCCCGATTCGCAAGGATGCGATTTGTCTGCCCCTTCAACTTACCTGTGCGCTGCAGCCAGGCGCCATAGTCGGCCACCTTTGTGCACTTGATGTGTGCCGGGTTGCAGCAGGCAAGCTCATCGCAGGTACCAAACACGCGATAGCCCTCCGGCACGGCCTGCTCGTTGAGGCAATGCCATACCGCGCGCATGCCGCACTGGGTCCGCATTCCTCCATCGGCGCGGGTGTAGTCCGGCGCGTAGATATTGGGGCGGCCGTCATGGCGCAGAGCGCCGCGCCACAGCCAGTGCCCGTCCTCAGTGATGACGCAGCGGCCCTTGATCTCTTCAATGGTTCTCACTGTGCACCGCCCTTCTCGCGGGCGAAGCGCAACTTGCCCAGCACGTTGCGCTCCAGCTTGCCGTGGCGGATCAGCGCCTGCACGTGGAAGTCGGCCGCACCGTCCGACACCCAGCCGAAGTGCTCACGGATGCACTTGATGGTCGGCAACTGATCGTTCTCAGCGAAGAATTCGCGTGCGTATGCCAGCACATCCAGGTTGCGAGGCGTTGGCTGGCCGTCCGGCGCACGACGGCCCGGTGGCTTGGCCTTGCCTCGCAACGGGGCCTTACCGCGCAGCGTGGCAGCGATGGCGTTGGCCTCCTGCATGAAATTGCTCACTGCCATGCTGCCCGCCCTTCCAGGCCCAGGGCCTGGCGTGCGCTCTGCAGCGTGAACGGCAGGATCTTGTCTCCGGCCTCGGCGCGCTGAACGATGGTGCGGGCCCAGCCCTTCTCGTCGGCCTTGGGCGCCAGCGCCTGCTTGAGTTCCAGTTGCTTTGCCACCTGCGCCGACACCACCGCCTCATCCGCCTTGGGCGCGGGCAGCGCCTTGAACACGGGCGGTGGGCACAGGTTGGCGATCTTCTTGAGCTGGCCCACGTTCGTAGGGCAGCGCTCCGGCAGGTGGCGCAGGGCGTACCGAAGCGGCTCCAGGTTGTTGGCGTAGCCGCTCAGTTCCTCGGCCCAGTCGGCTTTGACGAATGCCATGTCCATGCCATCCCACTGGCGCAGCCACTCGTGGCCATAGCGCACAGTGAGCTTGTCGAAAATGGCGTCGATGACGACCATGAATTCAGGGCTTGTCATGCTGCTGCTCCTTCAATGCGCGGCGCGGCCTCGCGCGCCTGAACGTCGATGACCGGCCCTCCAGCCATGAAGCGCTGGGCAGCCTCAAAGCCGCTCTCTGCGCCGGGGGCCTTGCGGGCAACGCCCGGGGCGACTTCCTCCATGCGCTGGCGGGCAGCGCGCTGGGCAAAGGTTTCGGTGGGTGCGTCAGGCGCTGGGGGCCCACCAGCGGTGCCGGTTTGGCACTGGGTTGCCCACTTCTCTGCGTCCGACAGCAGCAGCTTTACGGGGTGCATCTGCTTGACCACGAAAGGCTCCTGCACCTTGGCGACGTAGTGGTAAGCCACGCGGGGGGCGCGCTCGACGCCCACGCGGTCGATGAACTGGCTCACCTGACCGGCCACGGTGGCATTCCACACGGGCCATGCGCCGTAGCGGGTGTGGTACGCGATGGCGTAGGCGCACCATGCGTCGTGGGTTTTGGTCTTGCTGCCGGGGTAGCGCAGATCGGCAGGGATTTCATGGACGACACCCTTCTTGTCCGTCACCCGCATCGGCTCGACCACGGCGTCAGCCTTGGTCGTAATATTCTTTGTAGTAGTCTTTGTAGTAGTCTTTGTATCTATACAGTCATCGGTGCAATTTGCACTGATCGATTGGTGCAACTTGCCCTGTTCCATCGGTGCAGATTGCCCTGTTCCATTGGTGCAATTTGCACCGATGCATTGGTGCAAATTGCCCGCTTCCATCAGTGCAATTTGCGCGTAGTCGATGGTGTAGTAGTTGGTCCGGTCGCGGCCGACTTCGGACAGCTTTTCGACCTTCACCAGCCCCTTGGATTTGAGGGCGGCAAGCGTGCGCTTGATCGTGTCTTGCGACCAAAATGGGAACTGCTCGTGCCAGCGCTCCAGGGAGTTGAAAACCCAGCGGCTACCGGCGTGCTCAACCCCGCCACCCTTCTTCTTGATCCAGTAGTGGATCTGCTGGAGCACGATGGCCTCATTCAAGCCGATGAGGGCCGCGAGCTTGCGGTTCACCAGCAGGATTTCGTCTTTGCTGAACAAAAGGCTCATCAGTCCCTACCCCCGCACCACGGCGCGGCGTCCGCCCTGGCGGCTCACAGCCAGCTCGCGCCCGTGCTGTGCAGCCTGCAGAGCACGCGCCGCGTGGTGCTCCGGCGTGTCAGCCAGCGCGGAATGTGTGTTGGTGTGCCCTACGCGGCGAAAGCCGGGCGGTTGATTCAAGGGCTTTGCGCGGTTCCAGAGGCTCATCAGCGCCCTCCGATTTCGCGGCCCGCAAATGGCACTGCCATCTGCTCACGAATGTCCATAGCATCAGCGTCATGCAATGCTTTTTCAGCCGCCATCAACGTGTAGGTTTTGCCATGCACCCATGCGTAGGCGCAGTCGCGCAGCGCTGCGGAGGCCTCCTGGTGGCGCATGGCCGCCTTGCGGGAGAACAGCTCTGCGGTGCCTTCGTCCAGCCAGGTCTTGATGGGGGTGTCCAGCTTGCCCATGGGGCCGTGGGGGCGTCCACGGGCAAACACTGGCCCATCTTGGGCTTCGGCGTCGAGGTGTTCCTCAACGTCCGCGAGAACGCGAGTCACGCCATCGGGGGGGAGCTGGGCCAGCAGTGCGCGGATCTGGTCCGCAATGTCCTGCTCTTGGCGGTTCAAGGAGTCGGCCATTTACGCGGCCTCCTTCGCTTGTGTGGCGGCTCCGTTGCGCAAGTACGCCCAATCGACATCAGGGTGCAAGCGCTCGCACTGAACTCCGGTCAGGCGCTCAATGAACGGGCACATTTCTGCTGGCGCTCGCTGATCGCGGTTGACCCAGTTCCAAACCCGAGCCTGGGAAACCGGGCTGGGCGCCAGTGCTGACAGCTTTTCGGCCAGCGCAGATTGACCGCCAGCGAGCTTCACCGCTTCGATCAATGCATCAACAGGTGTTGTGTTACTCATCCCTTGAGAATAACACTTGTTGATTTAGGCATCAACCCTTGTTTTCAACATTTGTTTTAGGCTAGAGCAATGAAATTCGGAGAGCGGCTGGATGCAGCCTTAAAACACTTGGGTTGGGGCCCTTCTGACCTTGCGGGCCGCACCTCCGTTGCTATGCCGACGATCAGCGCGATAACTACGCGCGGCAGTGACAGGACAAACTACAAGGAGGATCTGATTCGCGGCTTCCCTGCGGACAAGATCAGCCATGAATGGCTGCGCTCAGAGTTGGGCAGCATGATCCCCGCTGCCGCGCTGGATTCACAAGGAGTGGCCACCAACATCCTTGCTCCAGCACCAGCACCTCACGAGGCTCCGTCTGGAGCACCGGGCGCCCCTCCTGATTTGGTCATCGCCGAGTACGATACGGGTGGCGGCATGGACACCACCGGGCGCCTGATGCTGGACGACCAGCCAGGCATCATCAAGAGTTGGCGCGTGTCTCACGATTGGCTGCGCCTGAATGTTCCATCCCATACTGGCGTTCGCAACCTCTGCATCGTTACTGGCTTTGGGCCATCCATGCGGCCCATGTTCAACCCCGGCGACCCGCTGCTGGTGGACATTGGCGTGAAGACCGTGACCCACGAGGGCGTATATTTCTTCCGCGTCGGTGACGAAGGGTTTATCAAAATGATCCAGCGTGTGCCAGACCCTCATGGGGACGGCGTGATGCTGAATATCATTTCCAAGAACCCGGACTACCCCCCTTACCCTATGTCACCCAAGAATCCGCATTTCGAGATTTTGGGCAAGGTACTGACGGTGTGGCGCAGCGAACAGTATTGAGCCTGGCAAAACCGACACTCATGCTGTTCGCTGTGCTTTGCGCATGGCCACAGATGGCTGGCGCAAGAACAGAGCGCGACCGTTCCCAGGTGCGCGCGTTCCGCGCCGAGCACCCGTGCCCAGCCACTGGCCGCACGCGCGGCGCCTGTCCGGGGTGGCATGTGGATCATGTGATTGCGCTATGTGCTGGAGGTGCTGACAGGCCCAACAACATGCAGTGGATCACGAGAGAGGACCACCGCTTTAAGACCTTGGTAGATGTGAGAGAGTGCCGAAAAGACCGCCGATAGGCGCCCAGAGGCCCACAACTCGTTGCCACAACACAACCGCCCGTGAGGCGGTTTTTTGTTGCCCGTCTGAGCCGATAGTTTCCCGAAATTCAATGAAATCAACGAATGTTAAAAACACTTGTTGACCGCACAATCAACACTTGTTATATTTCGCCTACGCCGTCAACAACGGCTCAGGTGGGTGGATCGGCGCACACCGGAGGCTCTTTCAAAAAATGCACGCCGATGTTGCTGGCCCCACCTGCGGGGCCTTCGTCCGGCGAAAGAGCACCTTCGGGCATGGGCCGAAGCTATGCGCCGCCGAGATCCGAGGCGGTTCCCAGTCCGCCGAAGCGCGGTAAACGGGATGGGAACCCCGCAAGGGGCTGACACCACGGAAACGGTGCTGCATGTTGATGCAGCGACACGGCTACCAGATGCCGGGATGCCCTCGCAAGAGGGCCATCACGCAGGTGGATTGGAGCAATGTGACTCGCCGCAGGATCAAGCGGAAAGAGAGCACCAGCCCACCGTCGTGATGGCGCCGCCATCAATCCATACGGGCAAAAGCCACTTCACAAACTTTGGACGGTGCGTGAATCCCCCGGCGAGTAGCCCACCCATTCCTCCCTTTGACAACAGAACCAGTGCATGCCCTGCGGGCAGGTCATGCGCGGGGTTTGTTGCCGCCTGCCCCAGCGGCGTTTGACAAGGAACCATATGAAGACCTCCCTGATCGCCTTGGCAGCTGTCGCAGCCATGGCCATGGCCGCGTGCGGCGACAAAGAAGTGCCGTTCGACCGGCTGGAAGAAGCCCGGCAGACGGCCAAGGCCAATGCCGAGTTCAACGCGGCGCTCTACAAGGCGCAGAACCCGCGTTTCACCTCGGACTTCACCATCGTGAGCCGCAGCGACGACATGCAATCGCCCAACTGCCCCCAGGGCGACGGCTGGGCAGAGCTGTCCATCATGCGTGTCGAAGGCAAGCAGGTGGACAAGACGGTGCTGATGTGCTCCACGTTCTCGCAAAGCGTGGGCTGCTACCGCAAGGAAGACTTCGACAAGAACACCAACCTTGCGAAGCAAAACGGAACCTGCAATTCGCAAGCGCCCTTCCCCGTCCCCCGCATCGGCAAGTAGCCAATGGCGCTCATCACCACGCTGATAGGCGGTGGGCTGGCCGCCTGGACGGCTGCGATCTTCTACGCGGCCTATCGCCTTGGCCGGTGGGTGGAGCGCCGCCGCCGCACCTGACACAACCATCCATGCCTCGCGTGCGGGGCATTGGTGGGACACGTCCCGAACCTTTCCAACCGCGCCGGGGGTGTCTCCTCCCTCCCTCCTTTGTGTTCCCCCGGCAGGCCCCGCAAGGGCAGCGGTTTTTTCTCCCCAGCCCGCACCACGCGGGCTTTTTTACGCCCAGGAGGCGCAATGCAAAACGTACACACCACTGTGCAGCCGCTGCTGCGCATCCCTGGCGCACCGCCGCCGATTTCCGAGCAGGAGCTGCAGCGCCTGCGCAGCAAGGCCTGGGCCGATGTGGCGGCACTGGAGGCCAGCGATCCCCGCTACCACCGCGCGCTGGTCGATCAGGTCCAGCACAACGCGCACATGGGGGTGTGGTCGTGAGCACGAAGACATTCATCCACGCCGACAACGCACTGGCACGCCTGAAAGCGGAAATGTCGGCCGAAATGCAGCGCGCGGCAGAGCCCGCCATTCAACAGGCAGTAGCGCAAGCAGAGAAGGCCATCCGCGAGCGGGTTGGAGCCATGTGTATCGCCCTGATCGAAAAGGATTTCTCGGTGCAGAGATACGGCGAGAACCTGCAAATCACCGTGCGCGGCTTTGGGAGCGAGAAGTGATCGACCCCATCAACTCCCCGCACTTCACCAGCACCAGCCGCGATGCCCTTGCCGCATCCCAGGAAGCACAGGCTGAAACCAAGCGCCGCAATGAAGCCGCCACCCAGCGCCAGAGAGAGGCTGCGGCCATTGGCGCGGATCTGGACCCGGACGCACTTGAACAAGGAGAACCCTGATGCCCCCCTTTGAAAACCTCAAGGCTTTTTTCTGTATCGCCGCAGCAGTTCTGTTGACCTCGTATCTCTTGGGCGGCAGCTACCTGCTGGACGGCCCCGCAGACTGGGAATCCGAGGCCGACAACGCTGCAAACCTGCGGGATGCACTGGCACAGGCGCAGCAAGAGCGCCCCGACCTTTGGACGCCCGAGCGCCGCGCTCGCGCTGATGTTGCAGCCGGAATGGTGGCGCGGGGCGTGCAGCCATGAAAGAGCGCCCCCTTCCCTTCAAAGTGCCAATGGTGCGCGCCACGCTGAGCGACATCAAGTTGATGACGCGGCGGATCGTGAAAGGCGCAGCCCTGGACTGGCTTGAACGCGATGGCTTCACGCCTGAGTTCGTGGCGCTGCCCGAAAATGCAATGTGCCCCTACGGCGTCCCCGGCGACCGCTTACGGGTGCGTGAGGCGTGGCGCACAGTTTCTGCCGTGGATCACCTGCCACCACGCGAGCTGACCCCGGCACATCGCATTTGGTACGAGGCCGACGCCCCGCACCAGCCTGGATTCGGGAAGCTGCGCCCGAGCATGTTCATGCCCCGCTGGGTCAGCCGCATCACCCTGGAAATCACCCGCGTGCGCGTGGAGCGGCTGCAGGACATCAGCGACGCCGATTGCGTTGACGAGGGCTGTGGCGCACTGCCATCCGCCATCGGCTGCCCCATGACCAGCGCCCCAGGCGAGACGATCCCGCGCGCCATGTTTCGCGCGCTGTGGGAATCCATCAACGGTCCAGGCAGCTGGGACGCCAACCCCTGGGTGTGGGTAGTCGAGTTTCGGAGGCTGCCGTGAAGGTCATCAAGCAAGGCAAGCTGCCAGACGAGCAGATTCACCGCGAAACCTGCGGCCACTGCAAGAGCGAGCTGGAATTCAAGCACTCCGAGGTGCAGTGGTCACCAGATCCACGCGATGGCGCCCGTTGGTTCGTCATCTGCCCGGTGTGCACACGGCATGTCTGGGGTAGCTCCAAATGATCCAGCTCGCCCTCGCATTCTTCGGGCTGACCGCCCTCTACATGGCCACGGGAAACAACGCGCGAGCCCGGCGCTGGGCGCCCATCGTAGGCCTGTGCGGGCAGCCTTTCTGGATCACCTTTGCGCTGCAGTCATCGGCCTGGGGCCTGCTGGCCCTATCCGTCGCCTACAGCGCTGTCTATCTGCGTGGCGCCTGGGTGCAGTGGAAGAAGCCATGAAAACAGTCCTGCTCCTGGCCGCCGCCCTGTTCTTTTTCCACGCCGCTGCCCTGGCCTTCTACATGGCCTGGGTTCACCAACCATTCATTCCGTGAGGTTCACATGAACGATGCCGCAACTGCAACCGCCGATGGGCTGACATTGACGCCCCTTGAAACGCATCCGACCCCCGTGCAGCAACGCTCCACCGAGGTGACCCGCTCTGATTCTTCGGCGCTGACGCAGGCCATCATTTCCGCAGCACACGACCCCAGTGTGAACATAGAGAAGATGGAGAGGCTGCTCGGAATGCACGAGCACATCGCAGCTCGGGATGCTGAGCAGCAATTCAACGCGGCCATGGCCGCAGCCCAAAGCCGCATGGGCCGTGTGTCTGCAGATGCCGTCAACCCGCAGACCCGCAGCCTTTACGCCTCCTATGCACAGCTGGACCGCCACATCCGGCCGATCTACACAAGCCATGGGTTTGCCTTGAGCTTTGACCAGGCCGATGGAGCGCCTGACGGTCATATCCGGGTGCTTTGCTATGTGTCGCACATCGCCGGTCATACCCGCACTTACCGGTGCGACATACCTGCAGATGGCAAGGGAGCCAAGGGCGGCGACGTGATGACCAAAACGCACGCCGTGGGCTCAGGCAAGACCTACGCCAAACGCTACTTGCTCAAAGACATCTTCAACGTGGCCGTTGGCGAGGACGACGACGACGGGAACAGCGCTGGCAACGGCCAGGGGCCCGAAAAAACGATGCTGGAGCAGTGGACCGAGAAGGTCAAATCCACCAAGACGCGCGCAGTGCTCACCGACGTGATGCGCCAAGCCCGAAAGACCTTCCAGGATGCGAAGGACTTTGAGGGCTACCAGTCGCTGATGCAAATCATCACCCAGCACGGCAACAGCCTGCCCGCTGACCCGCAACAGACGCGACGTGCCCATGCGTGACATTCGTTTCCGCTGCTCCAGCCTGGGTCACCTGATGACGGAGCCGCGCACCAGGGCCGAGGGCGATCTGTCCATGGGCGCGCGCTCCTACATCCGCCAGCTGGTCAAGGAAGAACTGTTCAGCGTGGAGTTTGAGGTGTCCAGCAAGGAAACCGACAAGGGCATTGCGGTGGAGAACACCGCCATCGCCCTGCTGAACAAGGTGCGCGGCCTGAATCTGGCGAAGAACACCGAGCGCCGCCGCAACGAGTGGATCACCGGCGAGTGCGACCTGTTCGACGCTCCCCGGCGCCGTGGGCACGACATCAAAGCACCATGGTCCCTCAAGACCTTCCCGGCATGGACCGTTGACGCCATCGACCCGCTCTACGACTGGCAAATGCGCGGCTACATGATGCTCTGGGATGCCGACGAGTGGGAAGTGAACTACGTGATGGTGAACACCCCGCACGAGCTGATCCGCAACGAGCCCATGGATCAGCACCTGGTTGACCACATCCCGCCACAGCACCGATTGACCACCTGGGTCATTGAACGCGACTTCCAGAAGGAATCGCTCATCCGCCACCGCTGTGAGGCTGCCAGCGCGTACTACGAGCAGCTGATCCGCGAGTTTGACGACACACACCGCATGGACGTGATCGACGTTCAGGCCAAGGTTGTCACCCCACCCCCACAACTTTCCAGCACAGCCGCCTCGCGCGTGCTGCTGCCAACCCTTTTCTGAGGAGATTTCATGACTGAAACCGCAACCCCCACCACCGCCGTGGCGCAACAGCAGGCCACCAACATCGCGGCCAAGCCTATGTCCATCAAGGACACGGTGCTGGCCCAGTTCAAGGACACCGAGGCAGGGCTGACCGCCATGGCGGAGAAGTACCGCGACGTGGTTTACAGCGTAGCCGACTCAAAGGGCATGGCCGACGCTAAGGCGGCCCGCGCGGATCTGCGCGACAACGGCCGGCGCATGCTGACCCGCACCGAGGCCTCCGTGAAAGCGGACGTGAACGAACTCAAGAAGGTGATGGGCGACGAAGTGGAGCGCCTGATCGCCATCGTGAAGCCGGTCGAAGATGCCATTGATGCCCAGATCAAGGCCGAGGAAAAGCGCAAGGCCGATGAGAAGGCCGAGCGCGACCGCGAGGAGGCCGAGCGTGTCGGCGCCCATCGCGCCAACATCGAACAGCTCAAGGCCTACGTGGAGCAGGCCGAGGGCCAGCCGGTGGAAGTGATCGAGAACGCCATTGCCACCCTGGGCGCAATGACCTTTGGCGAGGAATGGGAGGAATTCGCCAAGGAAGCCGAGGCAGCATGCCTCGCCACCGTGCAGCGCCTGCTGGCCATGGTCGAGAGCGAAAAGACCCGTATCGAAAACGCCCGCCTGCAAAAAGAACTTGAAGAAGCCCGCGCCAAGCTGGCCGCCCAGGCACCCGCGCCAGCCCCTGCCCCGGTGGAGCCACCCGCAGCAGCACCAGCCGCGGATTACACGGCGTTCGAGGTAGAGCCATGGGGTGGGCCCACCGCAGATCAGATAGTGCAGCCTGCGGCCGAGCAAGTTGACCCGCTCGCCCCGGCCCGCCAGCGCGTGAGCAGTTGGGCCGCCGCCCGCAACGCCCCCGCGCCCGCGCCTGTTCAGGAAGCAGCAGCTCCCGGCCTCAAGCTGGGCACGATCAATGAGCGCCTGGGCGGCGCCATCACCACCAGCGCCGAGGGCTTGCGCATCCTGGGCTTTGAACCTGCTGGCAAGGTGGGCGCCCATGGCGTGTACCGCGAGGCCGATTTCCCTCTGATCCTGGCCGCCATGGTGCGCCACATCGAGGCCGTGCAGGCTAAGGCAGCCGCGTAACTATCCCGGGACCGATCCAGACCTTTCACTCCAGCACCCAACACCACCAAAGCCCGCCGCGTGCGGGCTTTCTCATGCCCCAAGGAGCATCCATGAGCGACACGACTGACCCGAACAAGCCCGGTGTGCACCGCGCTACCAAAGAAATCAAGACTGGCGGCGCAGGCGATCTGGCTGACAAGGTCATTGACCTGATGAACGAGTGCTCTGACGCACATGGCGTATTCACCGCTCTCTACGGCGTGCTGTATGCCGCTGGCTCTGCAATGGCTTGCGCTGGTGTAGCCCTGGATGAGCGGATAGACCTGCGCCAGCAGTTGAACCCTTTGTTCTCTGGTTACGACGACCAGCGCGCAAGCCGGGCCAAGAAACACTGATCTCACCACCCCACCGGCCCGCCCTCTGCGGGTCTTTTTTTGCCTATCTCAAGGAGAACCTCAATGTCCGCAACCTCTACCCGCCCTCCCATGAGCGCCATGCTGGCAGCCCTGCTGCTGGCAGACATCATCGCCTCCATTCCCGACACCGCCCCTGGTGCCGATGGTCTTCCCCCTGGCCTCAAGGAACTGCTGTCAGCCAAGTGCGATGACCCCACCTGCGACGCCTGCCACCCGACCACGGCGGGCGAGCAGAAGGTGAATGCCGCCGCTGAAGCGGCAGAAGAAACCGAGCACCGACACGTCAGCGCCGCTGTCGAGATCCCGCCCGATGTGGCCGAGCTGGTGGGCATGGCCAAGCCCGGCTTCGACCCTGACAGCCTGGAAGGCCACACCCGCCTGCTGGCAGCCGCTTTCATCATCAACGTGCGCAAGTTGGGCGAGCAGCCGGTGAACACCTTCCCCAAGGCCGCCGCCACCATGAGCGGCATCCGCTACGTGGAGAACACCGTTCTCGCCGCGCTGTCCACCTTCGCCACCCTGGCAGGCAAGTAAGCCCTCGCCGCCGCCCCATTCCCGCAACCGGCCCGCCACTGTGCGGGCCATTTTTTTGGAGTGACCCATGAGTACCACACTCAAATCGCCCACGCTGCAGACCAAGCGCAAGCCGTTCACCGACTTCTTCAAGCAGCTGGATTTCGGCAACCTGGAGCAGGAAGCCACCGACGCGCTGCAGGACATCGTGCACGCGGCCACGCAGACCGGCAAAGCTGGTGAGCTGACCATCAAAGTCAAGCTGAAACCCATCGGCACCACCGGCCAGGTGGAGCTGGAGGCCGATGTGAAGGCCAAAGTACCGCAGCCCACGCGCGGCAAGACCCTCATGTTCGCCACGCCTGACAACAACCTGCAGCGCGAGAACCCCCGCCAAACCACGCTGGACGGCCTGCGCACCGCCGACCAGGAAGCCGCCGCTCGAACCGAGCTGCGCACGGCGCCCGCCGCCGACGACGCGCAACCCCTGCGCGCCGTCCACTGATCCCCATTCCATCAACCCGTTCCAACCAGGAGAAAACCCATGGGACAACAAGAGAAAACTGAAACCGAAGCCCGCGACGAGCTGGCCGCGTGCAATCAGGGCGGCTACCAGTTTGCTGGCACCCCCGGATTCATCCTGCCCGAGGGCTATGAATTCAAGGAGCTGTCTCACCTGCTCCCAGCGCCGACCCGCAAAAAGGGCACCACCACGCTGAACGACGCAGAGAGCTTCATCGCCGTGGTCAACGACCAAAAGGCGGAAAGCAGAACGCGCCTGTTCAGCACCATCGACCCGCCAACCTTCACCGCCGTGTTCAACCACATCGGCGCCGAAGCCGGTTGGGGCGACCACCGTGCGCGCTACAACGCGCCGCTGTCGCCCGAGTGGAAGGCATGGAACGGCATGAACGGCGTTCACAAGTCCCAGGTGGAGCTGGCCCAGTTCATCGAAAACAACCTGGTGGACGTGGTGAACCCGGACGGCGCCACCCTGCTGGAAATCTGCCGCACCCTGGAAGCCAAGAAGAAGGTGAACTTCGCCAGCGCCATCCGCCTGTCGGACGGCTCGCACCAGTTCACCTACGAGGAAGACGTTCAGGGCACCGCGCAGAAGGGTCAGCTCAAGGTGCCCGAGGAATTCATCATCGGCATCCCGGTGTTTGAAAACGGCGCCAAGTGGCAGCTGAATGTGCGCCTGCGCTACCGCATTCAAGACGGTGGCCGCCTGACCATGTGGATCGAACTGATCCGCCCGCACAAGACCATCGAGGCCGCCGTGGCAGAGCTGCGCAAGCAGATCGCTGACGAAACCAAGCTGCCGATCCTCAACGGCACCCCCAACACCTAAACCCCAAGCCCCGCCCGCCACCCGCGGGCAGGCCGGGCCATGAGCACAGGGCGCGCGGCGCTCTGTCCTGATTGCCTGGAGAACCCATGGAACGACGACAGAGAGACATCCACACCATGGCCGAGCAAGCCGGCCTTTCCCCCGTGCGCTACGAGCGCAAAGCCAACCGGGCCACGCTGCTGTGCCTGGCAGAGAACGGCGCGGAGCGCGTTTTCAGCATCAGCATGGGCACACGCAGCGACGCACGCGGCGACTTGAACGAGCTGAGCGCCATGAAGCGCTTCGCCCGCGAAAACGCCCTGCCATTGCCCGTCACCACCAATCGAACCACCCCCAAACCCGACGCCATCACCATGACCAAAACCACCGCCCAAGCCGCGCTCGATCCCGTTGCCTTCTACCGCGCCTGCGAATGGCTCAAAGGCCAAAAAATGTCCGCGTTCTCCAGCCTGGAAGGGCTGACGTTGCAGGCCGCGCAGCATGTCGGTACCGCTGTGACCGAGGCAGACATGAAGCTGGTGATGACCACTCTGAACGTGCAGGAGCCAGCGCTCTGGCACGAACCCAAAGACCCACAGGCCATCCTCGTGCGCGAGCTGTCCACGATCATGAAGAAGCTGGGCGAGACACCCTCCCCCGCCTTCGACCGATTGGCTGCGAGCCTGCTGCGGGTATGAGCCGCCCCGATCACTACGCCACGCTGGGCGTGGCACCTGATGCCAGCTTGGACGACATCAAGCGGGCATACCGCCGCGCCGCGCGCCACGCACACCCAGACCGTGGCGGAAGCCATGAGCGCATGCAGGCCCTGAACGCAGCCAAGGACGTTCTGACCGACCCCGCCCGGCGCGCACGGTACGACGCCGGGGAAGACGGCCAGGCCACAACCGAGGAAGAAGGCGCCCGAGAGCTGATCCGCAAACTGTTCGCGGAGGCGGTGGACATCAACAAGGATGACCCTGTGGAAGGTGTGCGCGAAGCGCTGCAGGCCGGCCGCGCCGGTGCCGCTATGAAGACCTCCATAGCACGCCAGTCCATCAGGCGCCTTGAGGCCCAGCGCGACCGCGTGAAGCCCAAGACCGAGCGCAACGTGTACCTGGACGTGATCGAGTCGCGCATCGCAGGTGAGCGCGCCCTGATCGCCGCCATGGAAGCCACGGAGCGCACGGCCAAGCTGGCGCTTGAAATTCTGGCCGCCGAATACGAGCGCGGGACGGGCGTGGAACGCACTCAGCGCATGTACCCCGACACACCACGCAGTCACTTTGCCGATGCCCTTGGCTACAGCTTCTTGGGCCGCGAACAGACACGGAGAGGATTCTGATGACCACCACAACGAACCATGATCTGGCCCAGCGCCTGCGCGACGCCTGCACATCGGTGCGCGCCAAGAGCTACCCACTGGCCGACCTGATTCCGCTGATGCAGCAGGCGGCCGATGCACTATCGCGGCCAGTGATCAAACTGGGGGCAGCTCCCGACGAACTGCCGGAGCACGTCACCGATGCGGTGGCGACCGCCCTGGGCGATGCCTACGACTGCACGCGCGTCTGGCAAGCGTGGAGCCACGGCACCATGAGCAGCGATGACTTCCGCCTAGTAGCGGAGGATGGTGAGCGAGTGGCGGAAATTGCCAAAGCTGCCATCGACGCAGACCGCACAGCGCGGGCAATGCCCAGCGAGGGCGTGGTGCGCGCGCTCTGGATTGCCTATGGTGGCGAGTTCCATGGCCCGACCATTGAAACAGGCACCATGCCCGAGGCGAAGCTGCTGCCGTTCCTGCAGTCGCTGGCGGCCAACGCGGGCGGTACGACCGGGGCCGAGCTGCAGCTGCTGCACACCCTGCTCTATACGGCGCAGCGCTGTACCGGAGAGGTGCAAAAGCAGGCGATCAACGACGCCAGGATCGTACTGGCGCGCATGCGTGCCGGGCATGGAGGCTCTGCGGTTTGCGCGACCTGCAACGACAACGGCATGATCGGTGGTCCGAGCTACCACCAGCCGGACGAAGGCGGCGTACCCTGCCCCGAATGCTCCACCCAGGCAGCCCCAACAGAGCAGCAGGCCTACGACATGGGCGCGAAGGGCGCCCCGGCCACGGACGCCGAGCGCCTGCTTTTTGAGGCATGGATGCGTGGGCACTGCTGGGCTCTGTGCGCAACGTGGGATGGGAAGGGCTATCGGAGCGATGCTGAGCAAGGCGGCAACATCGACCCACGGGCAATGAACACGCGCCAACTTTGGGCCGCATGGCGCGACCGTGCAGCGCTCGCCGCCCCACAACAGCCTGCAGTAGCAGCGGGGCGTGAGCAGATTGCAGAAGCCGCATTGTGCAAGGTGCTGGCTGCGGTGCAGCGCTACCTGCCACCAGACGGCCCGAATGCCAACGACACGCTGTCCGAAATCATCGAAATCGTTGACCCCTGGCCGCTGGGCCCTCTGGAGAAATCATGAGTACCAAGACCATTCCAGCGCAAACCATCAAGACCTGCGACCGCTGCGGCGTCACGATGGATCGGGGCAACTCTCGCCAAGAGGGGAAGCTAACGCTCAATGCCCACGCGCTGGACATGCACGGTCATGCCTGCGCCGACGCAACACGCAAGTTCGATCTGTGTGATTCGTGCCTGTACAGCGTTGCAAAGGCAATCGACTCGGCCATGAAGCCCCTCCCCCCTGCTTCATCTACTGAGGGAGAGCGGAATGGGTGAACTCAAGGACAACGAGAAGGCCTACGACGAAGAAATCGCCCCGGCCCTGCTCGCGCTTGGCAAGCGCTGCGAGGAACTTGGGATGCCGTTTTTAGCTGTCGCTGAGTGGGCGCCTGGTCAGATCGGGCGCACCGAAGCGTCACCGCCAGAAACAGGCCTCGCTTTCAGAATCATCCAGTACGCAGCCCGCGCGACCCCCAACTTCGACAGCTTGGCGATCAACCTGATCCGCTACTGCCGCACCAACAACATCGACACCAGCGCGAGCATGTTTCTGTCTCGCTTTTCCAAGGATTGAGCCATGACCAACACCACCGTATCGGCAGAACTGCCGGAAGCGCTGCGACTGGCTGATGCTATTGACCCGTTCGTGCGCAAAGAAAGACCTGACCATCTGACTTCCAAGGTTGCGGCAGACGAACTGCGCCGCCTCCACGCCCAGGTCGAGGCACTCAGCGCAGCGCAGGCAGGGGTGCCTAGCGATGCGATGGTGGAAGCCTACCTGCAGGCCCAGCGGCGCGCATGCGAAGAAGCCGACCGTTATTGGGGTGGTCCGAGCATTGGCGCCCTACACACCAACACCGTGCGCGATGCGTGCCGTGCTGGCCTGAAAGCCGCGCTCGCCGCAGCACCCCAGCCCAGCCCATCCCCTGCGCCAGCCCAGCCGGGGCAGGAGGGGGAGCGCGACTACCCGCCGCTGCCTGAGCCTGACCTCGGCATGCCATGGCGCGTGAATGCAAAGTCCGATGGCGCTGCGCATTCCTCTGGCTTCACATACACCCAGATGCGCGCCTACGTTGACGCCGACCGCGCAGCCCGTGCCGCACCACAGCCAGCAACGGCAGATGCGGTGGATGCGCGAATCACTGCAATTGAGCAGGCAATCCGCGACTACCACTATGCGCTGGACACTCGGCAGCATGGCGGCGTGGCGCAGGATCGGGCGTTCAACGCGATCAGCAACGCCATGGGCATGCACTGGACGCAGGGCGAGGAATCGGCGCGCCGCGCCCTGTCCGCGCAACCCGGAGGCACGTCATGAGCGAGCAAGGCGAACTGCTGGAACTGGTGCACACACCGATCCGCCCGCCGCGCGCTGGCACACCAGGAGAGGGTATCTATCTGCAGCTATGGCAGGACTACATGGCCGCCGATCCAAACCGCCTGCACACCATCCTCTGGAGCACGGGCAGTAGTGTTGGCCAGCGCGAGGCCTCGGTGTGCGCGTCGTTCATGACTTTCATGGGATGCAACTGCGGGAGCGGCTTCACGCACGCTGCCGAGCAGATGCTGACTATCGGCGTTCAGAGCAGTCCATCGACCAGCGCCGAAGGGCGTTTCCTGATGGCCTGGGCGCTGGAAAACAGGCGCCATCGCGGTGTCGATGGTGGCATCCGCACCATCGAGGCAATGCTGGCGAAGTCTGATGCTTTCGTGTCCACGTCCTTTGACCGCCGAGTGGATTGGGATGCGTTCTCTGACATCACCACCACCGACTACGACACCGTGGAATGCATGGTTGCCTGGTGGGCTTGCCGTGACGCCACAGAAATGCGTTCCATCGCCAAGCCAATGATCGAGGCCGAGAACAAACGGATTCAGAGCCGTCTTTTCAAGCATCAATAAACCGCTCAACACGAGGACCACCAATGTCCATTGAACTTGTGCAAGCAATCGGCACGTACATCGTCAGTCCTATCTGCGGGCTGGTGGCTCTTGCAATCATCTTTTGGAGTCTCAAATGACCGGCCCCAAAAAACCGACCTACGGGGAGTTGGCTGCAATCTACCGCGAGGCAAATGGCGAACTCACCGGGAAAGCCCAGCCCATCACCACACCGCGCATATTCCGAGCAATGCAGGCGGCCATCACTCGCTGGGGCGAACAGTCCGCTGGGGCAACTTTCCAGCAGCGCGTGCAGCCGTGGCTGCTGGAGTGCTTCGGCGCCGAGATCGCGGCAGACCGCACAGAGCGCAACCACCGGTTTCTGGAGGAATCTCTGGAACTGGTGCAGGCCCTGGGGTGCACGGCCAGCGAGGCGCACCAGCTGGTTGACTACGTGTTTGGCCGTCCCGTTGGCGATCCACCGCAGGAAGTCGGAGGCGTGATGGTCACGCTGGCTGCGCTCTGCCTCGCCAACGGTCTGGACATGCACGATGCCGGGGAGGTGGAGCTGTCGCGCATCAGTGTGCCCGAGCTGGTGGCCAAGATCCGGGCCAAGCAGGCAGCAAAGCCGAAGCATTCGCCATTGCCTGTCGCGCACCCAAGTAAGCCTACGCCAGTACGGGGGGCGCTGACACCTGAGCAGACAACTGCAGCCGCCAAGAAGCTGGCCGAGTGCATGGACTACCCGTGGGAGCACATGCCCGAACAGGGGCGCGCAGAAATGCGAAAGCATGCCCAGTCCGTTATCGAAGCCGCCAACAGCGGGAAGGGGGCGCGCGATGGCAGTCTGTAAACACGGGATGCCTCTCTCGTTCGGTTGCGACGACTGCACGATCTCAGGCCTCAATGACCAGCGAAAGCAGGATGAGGCACTCATCAAAGACCTGGCCGATGCTCTGGCTTCGTGTAGCTCAGTGCCTCACTGGCCATCGCATCAGCCCATCCTCGCTGCCGCCCGCACCCGACTGGCCCAGCCGACGCCCGCGCCCTGACAGGCCCCACCCCACAACACAGCCCCGCTCATGCGGGGTTTTTCGTTTCTGGAGCAACGATGCTTACCCCCCAATTCATCCTGGCGCTTTCCGCCAAGCTGGTGATCGACCTCTTTGCCGGTGGCGGCGGCGCCAGCACCGGCATCGAACAGGCCATTGGCCGGCATGTCGATGTGGCGATCAACCACGACGCCGACGCCATTGGCATGCACGAGATCAACCACCCGCAGACCCGGCACTACCGGGAAGACATTCGCCGGGTTGATCCTCTGGCCGTCACGCGCGGTGAGGCCGTGGGTCTGCTGCACGCATCACCGGACTGCACCCACCACAGCCAGGCCCTGGGCGGCCAGCCGCGCAGCCAGGAGATCCGCTCACTGGCCTGGATGGTGCACCGCTGGGCAGGCAAGACCCGGCCCGATGTCATCACGCTGGAGAACGTCGAGCAGATGCTGCAGTGGTCCCCGCTGGTGGCAAAGCGCGACCCCGCCACCGGCCGCGTCATCACCCTGGACAAGATCACCTGCGCCAACGGCAAGACCACCTACCGCGTGGCCGATCCGGGCGAGGTGGTTCCACGGGGCAATCAATTCCTGGTGCCCGACCCCACGCGCAAGGGCAAGAACTGGAACCATTTTGTGGAGGGCCTACGGGCCATGGGCTACAAGGTGGAGTGGCGGGTGATCTGCAATGCCAAGGTGGGCTGCCGCAGCACGCGCACCCGGCTCTACATGATCGCCCGGTGCGATGGCCTGCCCATCGTGTGGCCTGAGCTGACCCACGCCAAGAACCCCACAGGCAAGCAGAAGCCGTACAAGCAGGCCGCCGAGTGCATCGACTGGAGCATCCCGGGCACCAGCATCTTCGGCCGCAAAAAGGAGCTGGCCGAGGCCACCATGCGGCGCATTGCCTACGGCATGAAGCGGTTCGTGCTGGAGAGCAAAGACCCGTTCATCGTGGAAGGCGCGGCCCACACGCTGGTGCAGACTGGCTATGGTGAGGCAGAGGGCCAGGCCCCGCGCGCCATGGACATTCAATCCGCCATCGGCACGATGGTGGCGGGCGGCATCAAGCATGCGGTGGCATCTGCCTACCTCGTGCAGGCTGGCCACGGCGAAGGCTCCGGCGACAGCAAGCGCCGCAGCTACGGGGTGAACGACGTGCAGGGCCCCGTGGGCACGGTCACTGCCAGCGGCGGCGGCCAGAGCTTGGCAACCGCCTTCATGGTGCAAGCCAACGGCGGACATAACACCGTGCACGCCCGCGACCTGCGCAACGGGGTATCGACCATCACCACCAGCGGCAGCCAGCAGCAACTGGCCGTGGCCCACCTCACCACGCTGCGCAAGCACAGCATCGGCCGCGATGCGCGCGACCCGGTGCCGGTGGTATCAGCAGGCGGCGAACACCACGCCCTGGTGCAGTACGAGCTGGGCAAGGAGGACGAGGCGGATGCCCTGCGCTGCGCTGCCTTCCTGATGCGCTACCACGCCAGCGGAGGTCAGTGGGCAGACCCGCGCGACCCCATGACCACCATCACCACGCACGACCGCCTGGCGCTGGTGACGGTATGGCTCAAGGGCGAGCCCTGGGTGATCGTGGACATCACGCTGCGCATGCTCACCCCGCGCGAGCTTTACAACGCCCAGGACTTCCCGCCTGACTACGTGATCGACCGCACATCCAGCGGCAAGAAGCTCACGAAGACAGCCCAGGTGCGGATGGCCGGGAACAGCGTCAGCCCATTGCCCATGCGGCTGATCGTGGCAGCCAACTACTCCGAGGCGGCCAACGGCGCGATGCGCAAAGCCGCATGACGACAGCCCCCGACTGGAACGCCGCAGACAAGGCCTACCAGGCACACCACGCCATCTGCCCCACCTGTCGCGCGGCCGGCGCCAACCCCAACCACCTGCAGCGCTGCCCCACCGGGGCGCCGCTGTGGGCCACCTATCAAGCAGCGGGGATGCCCCCGCATTTCACCTGGCTGCGGAAGCGGCCAACAGGGAAGAAACCATGAATCAAGAATCTGTCCACGTCCTGGACCCATGCTGCGGCAGTCGAATGATGTGGTTCGACAAAGCTGATCCCCGGGCAGTCTTTGGCGATCAGCGCCGCGAGACGATCACCGTCACCGACCGCTCGCACCGCGATGACGGCACGCGCACCTTGCGCATTGAGCCCGATGTGCTGCTGGACTTCCGGGCTCTGCCCTACCCAGACTGCAGTTTCAAGTTGGTGGCGTTCGACCCGCCGCATGTGGTGCGCGCAGGCCCCCGCAGCTGGCTGGCCGCGAAGTACGGGAAGCTGGGGCAGGACTGGCGCGACGACATGCGCCAAGGCTTTGCTGAGTGTTTCCGCGTGCTGGAACCCGGTGGAGTGCTGGTCTTCAAGTGGAACGAAACGCAGGTGAAGCTGGCCGAGGTGCTGGCCACCACGCCCGCGAGGCCTCTTTTTGGGCAGGTCAGCGGGCGCCGGGGAATGACCCACTGGCTAGTCTTTATGAAGCCCTTTGCGCAGGAAGGCGGTGCAGCATGAAGATGGCAAAACCCTCCACGCGCGACCTTGACGCTGGCATGTCGCTGCTGGGCGTGCTTGACGCAATAGACGGACGCTTCGGCGGGCCGTGGCCCAACTGCGACTGCCCGGATCGCATCAACGATCTGGATGGGGACTTCGACTGCGAGGACGTGAACCACCTGCGGGCGCTATACAACAGCCTATCCGACTTGCTGCGCACTGCTCCGGGATTCGCCGGCCGGGTGATCTTCGGCATGTGCGGCGTCATCTGCTACGACAAGAATCTGTTCTTGAACCCTGGCGTGGACTACCTGGACATGCACCCTGATGTTCAAGCCGGCCTGCGCCTTCTAGCAGCCCAGCGTGCCGACTTCCTGCCCAAGCTGGAGCGCGAGGCACGCGCGGCGGTGGCCACAGCCATCAATGCATCCGCCGACCGCCACCTGCGGGAAATGGGTCTGTCGCCATGACCACGCGCCCCTCCCTCTCGCCTGCCCAGCGCAACGCGCTATGGCGGGCCACGGTGGGGCAACAGCCCTCCAAAGACCACCGCACCCTGCAGGCCCTGCACCGCAAGGGCTTGCTCCAAGGAATCGACCACAAGCCGACAGCAGCGGGCGCCGCGTATTTCGCCCTGCCCGCCAGTTCGTGCCAACCCCGTGAAATGCAAGGAGCCAGCACAGCATGAACACCGCACAACACCAACTCGCCTATCAGATCAACCGTGCCGCCGAAAAGCTCGATGTCTCCCGCTCGACCATCTACCGGCTGGTCAACGACAAGCACTTGACGCTGGTGAAAGTCGGCAAGCGCGCCAGCCGGATCACGGCGAAAAGCATCCACGACTACCTGGCATCCCGGGCAGGCGACAATGCCAAGTAGGCCCACGGCGCACGGTTCGCCAAGGGCAATAAATTCGGGTAGCTAGCTGGGTAGCCAGCCGCAAAAATCCCAACACAACCAACGCAACACGTTGATTCAAAAAAGGTTTTCTCACCAATGCAAATTGCCACCTGGAATTTCAATTAGTGTTTCAGAGTGGGTCACAACGTCTCAGTAAGTATCGCAAACCGTTGTTTTCATTGGGTTTTTTGATTCACACTGTCGCACACTGATTCTCATTGGC